AAATAATCTAATTAACATCTATACATTTAAGCTAATTAGGTGTATAATAAACACATATTAATCAATCACAAGATATTCAATAAACACATCAGAGAATCAGCCAGTCGGCTGAATAAATTCCAAAAAATTTTAAAAAATAAAAAAGAGTTAGGAGTTATAAATGCAGGGCAATGAATACCAAAAATTGGCTATGCGTACTAACGATAAAAAGGCTCATTACAGACTACATACCGAATTAACTGGCAAGCTTCCACTTAGTCCTCTAACAGAAAACAATGCTAGGTGTAGCAACATAAATGACATAGCAGGACTTCTTAATGGCGTCTTAGGTTTAACTGGTGAAGCTGGCGAAGTATCAGACCTTGTTAAAAAGGGCATATTTCACGAAAAAGGCATAGACTTAGAACATCTTAAGAAAGAGTGCGGCGATGTAATGTGGTACGTTGCTATGATTTGCGAAGCTTGCGGATTCAGCCTTGATGATGTAATGCAAACAAACATAGATAAGCTTATAGCACGTTATCCAGATGGCTTTGATTCTTACAGAGCTAATCATAGGCAGGCAGGTGATGTCTAATGCTTAAACCAGAGGAAGATTGCTGTAATTGCTTGTATAAATTTAAAATGTGGTTTGAAGCGCCTTGCAAAAATTGCAATGGTAATCCAGACACGCATCCTAACGGCACAGATAACTTTGTAGAACAGATTGATAGCACAAATGATATTGCAGCACTCTTTGAAGATAAAGAGTAGCTTAATTGCCCCTTAGCCAAGCGGTCAAGGCATAAGATTTTGATTCTTACATCATCAGTTCGATTCTGATAGGGGTAGTTCGCAAGTACTTAATCGTTACTTGCACCTTTTGAACTTACTGGTTTGGTGGAATTACCATGACATTAAGTTCTCCTTTCACCTCATAGCAAGAGCTGTTAAGGACTGTCAGAAAGTTCGTGAGGTTTTACGTGTAAACAGCACGTAATAATTATCTCATAATTAGGCAGTTATCCATAAGGGATAGACAGCGAGCGAAGCCACTTTCTTTGAACAACCCAACTGCACGGGTAGAATGATACATCCAGCTTTGCGACGACCTGTTATAGGCTCATACCCTATACTGTCATTTAAGACTAGCACTTTATATCCCCTCAAAACAATATTTTTAAGCGTATAAATGACCTCCAAAGTAATTTATAAATGTGAATTGTTTAATCTCTCTGTGCTAGTCTTTTTATTTTAAGCCGATATGGGATAAAGGTATTCCAGTAGCTTGCTAAGCTATCCAGCAGAAATGTTGTCTGTGTTCGACCCACAGTATCGGCGTTGGCGATGTTGCCAGTACACTCCGAGGGCGTTTATTAAAGAAATGCAGGTACTAATCAATATTCCGGATAAACTTAGTACAGGGAACTGGATTGAGCCGCTTGCGGCTGACTAAAAAATCCTTGGGCGGTGATAACCAAGTAAAAAACCACCAATATGGTGAAATAGCCAAATGGTAAGGCAACAGACTACAAATTTGCAATTGTCAGTTCGATTCTGACTTTCACCTTTACAACAAACTAGCTTGACGAAGCGAAAAGCACTTCCGCTGTGCCTGTTTGTTGTTTTTATTAATTAAGCGGAGTATATATCGTAGGCATACATAAATAATATCAAGCGGAGGTATTCGATTATGGCAACAATTAGAGTGCATAAAACAAAAAATTACACAGTTATGAGTAATACTCATTTAAGAGATAAAAAGTTAAGTTTGAAAGCAAAAGGATTATTGTCCGTAATGCTTTCATTGCCCGATAATTGGGATTATTCAATAGCTGGGTTAGTTGCAATAAGTAAAGAGAATGAAACAGCTGTTAAATCGGCTTTAAATGAGTTAAGGGATAATAATTATGTTGTGGTTACTAAAGAAAACCCAACAAAAAGCAATGGTGGAAGAATAAAGTACACCTATGAGGTTTACGAAGAACCATATAAACAGAAAATAGAAAAACAAGATACAGAAAATCTAGGGGTTGAACACCAACAGGTAGAAAACCACGGACAATTAAATACTAATGAATTAAGTACTGATGAATTAAATATTAATATACAAAATACTAATGAATTAAATACTAAAAGTAATTCTCTTAACAGAGAACAGTGTAATTCTTTTTTACCCAAAGATAAAAAAGCGAAAGAGTTTAAGCCGATAAGCGAATACTCTCAAAGTGATTGGGAAGTTGCCGAGGAAAGAATGATAAGTAGAGCTGGTAAGATAGCTTATGATTGGACTAATGATAAAACACTCAAAGAAAATGTAGAAGCATTCTTTAAATACTTTTTAGATAAACACGGAGAATGTACTGGAGAATACCACTACCCATTAACAGATAAGGTTTTATCAAGAGTAGTAGATAATTTAACAAAAGAAACCGACATAGAGCGTGACGGATATACAGATACCTATTACGCAGCTATAAGTGATATGGACGATAATACAGACTACAAGATGTTGGTTGATGAATATTTCAATACAAAGTTTTCGGCAAAATGTGATTATAGCTTAGTTCATTTTTCTTCTGAAAAGGTTTTAATTAACATTATGAATCACGCTTGTAAGAGCAGTTGGTGTGAAAGTAAGGAATTGTAGGAGGTATTCATTATGAGTTCATACAAAGATTTACAGACCAAGATTTTTAAAAGAGATAATTATACTTGCAGATATTGCGGAAAGAGTAACAGAGAATACAGGGCGTTGGTAATGTCACATATAAGAACAGCTTCAATGTGCGGTGATGATAGAGAGAGCAATTTAATTACATTGTGCAGACATTGTTACAATCACATTTCTAACAATGAGATTAGGGCAAAGTTTGAAACAAAAGAAAATGCTGATTATTTTTGGGGATTATACCACGAAAAAGTCAAAGAATATTGTTATTATACAAACTACATCAAAAAGGTATTTACTGAAAATGGTGTGCTTATGACAAGACCGCAGATTGATAAATATGTCAGTATATTTATTAAAAATGATGATGATTTTAACGCTTTCAAAGCAGAACTTCAAAATACAGGTTATAAGAATATGCCATCTAAAATGCGTAGTGATGTAAGAAAATATAATCATCAAGTTGAAAATCAAAGTAAGGAGTGATTATTATGGCAGCAGGCGTACACCCACTAAACAAAGATAAGTTCTATGAAGCAATTAACCTGTACATATCGGGGCAGCTTTCACAAGTAAAGGCGGCAAAAGTAGCAGGTTGTAGCGTACCGACATTTAAGAAATACGCTAACAAGATTTATGGCGGTGAAGAATTACCGGATAATTTATGGGGGAAGAAGTGATATGTGCGAGCTTTGCGAAAAAAAATTACATCAAATTATAAAATCAATTATTGTCCTATGTGTGGCAGAAAGTTGGTGTAGTTAATGGCAGAACCTTTAAGTAAATTAGCAGAAAAATGTAAAAGTTGCCCTAAATCTGGAAAATGTGACCATAAAAGAATGGAGTTATGCGCCTTAATGGATTTGCCACCACAAAATCTTTCAAGTGCTACACAAGGCATTTTGATAGACAATATGTCACCTATATTGAGGGAAGAAATAAAAAGCCCTTTAAGTCCATTTAGGTACAAAGACGAATTAGAAAAAGCGTTAAATGAACGAATATACAAACAGCTTTTTACTTATGGCTCTTAGAAAGTTGGTGAAAGAATGATTAAAGAAGCATTGTTGGATATTTCAAAAGGATATGTCAAAGTTTTCTTTGATGGTAACCCAGTTGATAGTATATATAGTGTAGATGGCATTACAGACGATGAGTCTGGAATGAAAAAGATACAACTTACTTTTTTAGTGAAAGAAGTGCTTTTTAAAGAATAACCGGAGAGTTTGCCAATTTTGTAAAGGAGGATTACTATGAAACATCAAAAAGAATGGCACACTTGCGACAGGTGCGGAAAAGAAATAATACCTAAGAGCTGGAAAGAAGTTAGATTTAAGCAAGTTGGATGCTGCGGAGATATAGTTCCCACTTTTGAAGATAATGATATGTGTCTTGAAATCAAGAATGTTCACAGATATAAATTTTTAGAAAGAACATATGAATTATGCCCTAAGTGCAGGAAAGACTTTGAGAGGTTTATGAGGAATGAATGATTGTTCGAAATGTAAATTCAGCGAAGAAGATTATATTTTTGACGAAGAAACAGGAGAGGAATATCCCATTTACACTTGCACCAAAGGGAATGATACAGACCTGGATTACAAGTGTAAGGATTTCAAGGAATACAAGCCGAGAAAATATATTGAAAAAGATACAGAGTGTGATAAATGTAAGTATCTTGAGACTTGTCTTGGCAAGGGCAACGTTATTGATTGTAAAACAATCTCTGACACAAGAAGCCATTACATATGTGGCGGAATGGGGTGTATTAAAAATGAATAATTGTAATCTTACCAATTGCCGATACAATGCAGATGGCAAGTGTACAAACGAAGAAAAGAGAGAAGAATGTGTCGAGGTATCAGAAAAAGTGTTGTGCATTGATAAGAAAACATTCAGAAAGATTGATAATGTTAAGCATATCGGCGATGATGATGGCAAACCGATAGAAACATCTGAATTTCACGATATGACTATTGGCATTGATGTTTCAGTTGATGCAGTCAATGAGTATGCAAAATCAATTTTAGGTAGATACCCGAAAAATAATTATGAATTTTCAAGAGCATTAGCAATGAAAATTCTAGAGGAAACAAAAACATTAGCGAATAATGAGAAAAAGGAGTGAGATTATGTTAATAGTTGCATTACAAGATGATGTAGATAACTTATATGCCATATGGAACACAGTTACGGACAGATTTTTGGGTGTTAATTTGGACAGAGACTTTGCAATGGACGCAATAATACAATATAAGCATTGCTCTATAGCGGAAGCTAATTCAAGACTAGACAACCCACAACCATTTTCTGACATTGCTAAGGCTATTTGCAATAGCAATATTAAAAGTGCATTAAATGTACTACGCACAAGATGTCACGAAAACGCAAGAGATAGTTTTGATAAAGGTAATTATGGAATTTTGCATATAGTTACAGCAGATGAATTAAAATAAATAATTGCTGATTATCAGTAGAAAGGAATTATTATGAAAAAGTTATTTGTAAGTGTGCCTATGAAAGGCAGAACAGAGGAAGAAATCAAAGCGAGTATTCAGAAGATGAAAAAGATTGCTGAAATATACGAGGGCGAAGAGTTAGAGCTTATCGACAGCTACATTGAGGATAACCCACCTAAAGACAGCAAAGAAGCTGTATGGTATTTAGGAGAAAGCCTTAAGAAGCTGGCACAGGCTGATGTGTTCATGGGAATATGTGAGAGCTATGATTGGAACGGCTGTTGCATTGAAATGGAAACAGCAAATAAATATGGCATTAAAGCATATGTGATTCCGGCAAGGTATGTAATTGATGATTATAATGCACTTATAAACAAATTGCATCCGGTTTGCAATGAAGGAATGCCAACATTCTAACAAAATTTTACCGGCTAACAAATAGAGTTAGTTGCTACCCTAAAACAGTTATAGGCAGAGGTCTATAAGCGCCTTTGCTGAAAAGTGGAGGTGCTTTTCTTGAATTCTGAACTAAATCAACTGATAGATGATTGCGAAAAATACATATCCCAAAATGGAATAGATGAAAACATCATAGAAACCTACTACAACGTGTGCCAACTTGCCAAGAATGAGCGTGAAATTGACACAATGTTAAAATGTACGGCTAGGGCAAAAGAACTTATAAATGGCTATTGTACAGACCCTAAACAGTTTAATGGAAAAAACATATGGGAAGTTGAAAAGGTTGTACAAGAAAGCAATAGTGAATATCCACTACTTAATCAGTTTTACGATGTATTAAAGCTGGAGAGCTATTACAATTTTGAAAGTTTTATGCTTTATATGGAACGTAAAAGACATTGGACTAAAAGATTTTATTTTCCACGCCGCAAAACACTTAAAGTTGTAGTTAAGGACCTTGAGGATCTTGAGAATAGAAAAATTAAATTTTATGGATTATCAATGCCGTCAAGAGTTGGAAAATCCACAATTTGTATATTCTTTCTTGCGTGGGTATCGTTACGCAGACCTAATAGCCATTCAGCTATGGGCGGTCACTCCGGAATACTTGCAAAAGGTTTTTACAAAGAACTTATGAACTTATTTACTACGGAAGAGTATACATTTTCTGAATTATTCTACTTTTGGAATCCGGAATATGCAAATAAACCGCTTGTAACAGACAAAAGCGCTGATGAATTTACAATCACTCTTGGAAAACCAGACAGATTTGCGACAGTTACTTGCCGAGGTATTGATGGAACTTGGACTGGTGCAGTTGACGTATCAAAAGATGGATATTTGTATGTAGATGACTTGGTAAGAGATAGAGAACATTCATTGTCACCTATGCGAATGGAAAATACATATCAAGAATATCTAAACAAAATGGTTGACCGAAAAAACGATGGAGCAAGAGAACTTATGGTTGGTACATTATGGAATGTCCTTGACCCATTGGAACGAATGAGAAAGCAATATGAAAATGACCCGCAATACAGGTTTAGAAGAATACCGGCACTTAATGAAAATGATGAGAGCAACTTTGACTATGAAATAAACGGCTTTTCAACAGCATATTACAGGGATATGAGAGAAAAACTTGATAAGGCTGAATGGGAAGCTAAATTTATGCAACGACCTTTTGTCCGTGAGGGATTATTATTTCCAACTGATGAACTGCGATATTTTAATGGTATACTTCCAGATGGAGATTTTAGAAGAATTGGAGTTACGGATATTGCGTGGGGTGGAGGAGACAGCTTGTCAATGCCTATCGGCGCTGAATACGATAATGGAGATGTATATATCTATGACTGGGTATTTAATAAAGGTGCAAAAGAAGTAACAATACCTCTTGTTGTAGGCAGAATTGTAGGCAATCAAATCAGGCAGACAAGATTTGAAGGCAATGTCGGTGGAGATTTGTATTGCCAATATATTGATGAAAAATTACAAGAACAAAACTATAAATGCTCTTGCACAAGCAGAAAAGCACCAAATAAAGTTGAAAAGCTGTCGAAAATTATAGCTTATTCTGGAGATATAAAAAGAAAGTTTATATTTCTTGATAGTCATAAAATTACACAAGAACAAATGCAAAAAGATGCAGATTTAGGAATTGTTAGATATAGAAGAAATGACGAATATCAAGCAGCTATGGATGAATTAACAATGTTTGTTAGCATTGGCGGCAATGAACATGATGATGCTGCGGATGGACTTACACAGCTTGAAATGTTTATTGAAAATCCAAATGATACAGCAATAATTGAAGCAGCTAAAAATCCATTTAGGAGGTATTAATCTACCATGACAACTAAGGATTATCTGAATCAGATAAGTTATTACAACAAGATAATTGATAATAAATTGATAGAAATAACACAGTATAAAGAATTATCATACAGCATTTCAGCGGTTGTTAATGAAGAAAGAGTTATGTCATCATCAGATCCAGACAAAATAGGCTGCGGATATGTCAGACTTGAACAAATGGAAGAAAGCCTTGATAAGCTTATAGATAAATACATTGATGTAAAGAACAAAATAATAGAGCAGATAGAGCAGATAAACAATGAGGACTATTACACAGTATTGTTTTTAAGATATGTCAGAAAATTCACGTTTGAAAAAATTGCAAATGAAACAGACTGGTGCTGGCGACAGGTACACAGAATACACGCTAAAGCACTACAAGCTTTTGAAGATAAATATGGAAGTGAATATTTGTAAAAGATGTCATAGAATGTCACATTGCCAACGTGATATAGTATAGCTGTAAGAAATTACAGAGCTGTTTTTTATAAAATATTACAATCCTTTATCAAAAAGCACCGTTACTTAATTGTAGCGGTGTTTTTTGTTATGCAATGAGGTGGAAATATGAATTTTTATATGAATAAAGATAAATCAATTATGTGTCCGAACTGCCATAAGTTTTTAACCAAGGCAGACAGCAAAGACCCACGAACACATAAATTAGCGTGCAAGCATTGCCACAAATGGATATGGTATGTGCCTAACGATGATGATAATTTTCAAATTAAGGAAATACCGGACAGCAGAAGTTCAAGCGGTATGACATTTTATTAGGAGCAAGATATGAACACAATGTATTTTCAAGACCTTGTTAGAGGCTGTTATGGTAGAAAAATTGCATACACGAATGTAGATACAATAACTGCTAACAATGTTGTTAAGGTTATTGGAGATACAATCGGAGTATTTTATTGGAATAAGCCGGTTATCAAGTATCTGTGGCATTACTACAAGGGCGACCAACCAATATTGTACAGGCATAAGCTAACCAATGAAGATATTACAAACAAGATTGTTGAGAACCACGCATATGAAATTGTTCAATTCAAGGTAGGACAGACGTATGGTGAGCCAATCCAGTTTATTAGCCGCAAAGATGATGAAACTATCAATAAGGCAGTTGACATACTCAATGATTTTATGGCGGATGCCAATAAGCAGGAGAAAGACATTAAAGCTGGAGAGTGGCAATCTGCAACAGGTACATCATTCAAAGCGGTTCAACCTAAAAATGGAGATGTACCATTCAGAATTGTAGCACCTACGCCAATGAATACTTACGTTGTTTACAATGAAAGCACAGAAGAACCTATGCTTGTTGTTCAAGAACTTAAAGACGAGGATGAAAACTGGTATAAAATGGCTTTTTCCGACACAATGTCTTTTAGAATTGTTGACAGCAAAGTAGTTGAAACAAAACTACATACATATGGCGAAATTCCTATTGTTGAGTTTCCTAACAACCACGAAAGAATATCTGATATTGAGCTTGCAATAGGTATGTTGGATGCTATTAATAACATGCAGTCTAACAGAATGGATAGTATACAGCAGTTTGTTGAGTACTGGGTTAAGTTTGTTAATTGTGAAGTTGACACAGAAACATTTGAAAAAATGAAAATGAACCACGCCCTTACAGTTAAATCTATCAACAAAGACAATAAGTCAGACGTTGAGATTATGACACAGGAGCTTAATCAGACACAATGTCAAGTTGCTAAGGATGATTTGCTCGATAATCTTCAAGCTATCCTAGCGATACCAAATAGAGAATCACAAAACTCTGGCGGCGATACACAGGGAGCGGTATCTTTGAGAGCTGGATGGGATTTTTCAAAAACCAGAGCAAAGCAAAAAGACCCTATTGTAAAATCCGCAGAGAAAAGGCTTGCGATAGTAACTTTGAATGTATTGCGATTAGCAGGGGATGATTTAAAACTATCGCCAAGAGACTTTGATGTGCAAATTAATCATAGTCCGTTAGATAATCTCTATACAAAGACACAAGCACTTGCACAAATGCTACAAGCAGGAATAAACCCAAGAATAGCAGTTGCGACTTGCGGCTTATGGGGGGATGCGGAAAAAGTGTCTTTACAGTCACAACCATATTTTGATGTTCTATATAAAACAATAGATATGGTAAACGAAGAGATGAAACAACAGTTGGAAAATAATCAACTTAATAATCAGCAAAATAAGGCAGTTATCGAATAATCGGTAGCTGCTTTTATTTTATACATTTTGCAGCTATGCGGTAAATAGCAGAAGAACACAGCAGGAGCGACCTGCGGTAACAAAAGCGTGTGTTTAACGGAGGTAATTATGACAAGAGAAGATGTATTAAAACTTTTCCCAGAGGCAACAGATGAACAGATTACAAATCTTCTTAATCAGAACAATTCAGAAGTTGCTACGGAGAAAAACAAGGCAAAGCAGTACAAGGCTAAGGCTGACACAGCAGACGACTTACAGAAGCAGCTTGATGAAATACAGGCTGGTAATCTGACAGAGCTTGAAAAAGCAAATAAAGCCTTAGATACAGCTAATCAGCAGATAGCCGATTTACAGAAATCTAATGCTATTAGAGACCAGAGGGAAGCAGCTATGACTAATTTTAAGATTACTGCTGAACAGGCAAAGACAATTGTTAAAGATGATGGAAGCCTTGATTACACCGAACTTGGCAAGATTATGTCCGAGAAAGAAACAGCTGCGGCACAGGCTAAGGAACAGGAGATTGCTAAAAATCAAGATATTCCGGGCGGCGGCAGCAATAAAGGTGGTGCAGACAATAAGACAAACGCTGAAAAGATAGCAGAAAGCCTTATATCTAATGCGCCTAAGAACAATGACGTTTTATCACATTACATTCAGTAATAACAGGAGGTAAGAAATGGCAAAGGAAATGAATATGCAGTATGAAAAGACTTCATACGCAGGAGATGTTCAGATTTTAAAGAGAGAGCCTAATGAAGCAATCCCATTAACACTTGATTTTGATGGAGTGACAACTAAAAACGCACAGGGCAAGAAAATCGTCAAAGCGGGTACACCAATCGGAACAACCGGCAAGGCTGACAACACAGCTACAGTAGTGGGTATCTTAAGGTTTGATGTAACAGAGGACAGACCACAGGGCGTACTGCTTAAGAAAGCATATCTTAACACAAAGGTAGCAGAAGCACATTCAGGCGTTACATATGACGAAACAGTTAAGACAGCTCTTCCAATGATTGTATTTGAATAATAACAGGAGGTAAACAGATGTTAATTAATGAAGTATTAGACAGTAAGTCTATTGCATTATCAGCAACAGAAAACGCTAGTAACCAAATACCTCATCTTGGTTTGCAGTGGTTTCCGGAAAGAAAGAAACAGGGGCTTGATTTAAGCTGGATTAAGACACACAAAGGACTTCCGGTTTCACTTGCACCATCTAATTTTGACACAATTCCAACTCTTAGAGCTAGAGAGGGATTAAGCAAGGAAAAAACACAGATGGCATTTTTCCGTGAGGGAATGACAGTAGGCGAAGAGGAAATGCTTGAAATCGAGCGTATTCAGTCAGCAGACGACCCTTACCTTGCAAGTGCTTTATCAAGCGTATATGACGATACTAACAACCTTGTAAGCGGTGCAGAAGTTGTTCCAGAACGTATGAGAATGTCACTTCTTGCTACAAGTGCAGGTCATCCGGTAATTGCTATTGTAAGTGATGGCGTTCAGTATGCTTATGATTATGATAAGGATGGCTCATACGCAAAAGACCATTACGCAAAGTTATCTGGCACAAGTATGTGGAGCGATACAGCTAATTCAAAGCCACTTACAGACCTTAACAATGCAAGAAAGAAGTTACAGAAGCAGGGCAAGATTGCCAGATATGTACTTATGAACAGCAATACATTCCAGTATTTGCTTGATAATGCACAGATAAGAAACTCAATCCTTGCACAGAACCTTACAGCAACTATTGAGGTTGACGATGATACTGTTATTTCAGTAGTGCAGAAGAGAACAAAGCTCACTATCGTGCTTTACGATAAGATGTACATTGACGATGATGGCAAGGAACAGTACTTCTACCCAGATAACAAGGTTACACTTCTTCCAGAAGGTAGTCTTGGTAATACTTGGTTCGGAACTACACCGGAAGAAAGAACTGCAAGACAGGTAGCTGATGTAGATGTAACAGTATACGGCACGGGTATCACAGTTGCTACAAAGACAGAGTACGGACCACCTATGAAGATGTCAACATTTGCTTCCGAGGTTGTTCTTCCGTCATATGAGAATATGGATAGCACATTCGTATATGAGGTTCATAGCGAAGAGTAGGGGGTGCAACTATGAAATATCCATATATAGTGATTCATAACGGCAAATGGTATAACGCAGGCGAAGAAGTTCCAGAAAATAACAATTCTGGGGCTTCTTTTGATTATAGCAAGACAACCATTAATCGTATGTCTACATCTGATTTACAGGCTTTTGCCACAGAACAAGGTATAGACAACGCAGAAGAACTTACAGGATCAGAGTTAAAGAAACTGTTAATTGAGAAATTAGGATTATAGGAGCTGAAATTATGGAATACACCACATTAGAACAAGTTAAAATCAGACTTAAACAATTTCATATTGATACAGTTACAAATGATGATGAAACAACATCTGATGTGGTGGTGTTCGATAACAAAGAGGATAATCCAGTAATCGAACAGCTTATTAAACAGGCTGCAGAAGATGTAAAAGCAAGAAGAAATTACCCCGACAGCTACACGGATGAAATGATAACCGAGGACTTGAAGAAATTTGAGAGTGTTATTGTTAATCTGGCTGTCTATGACCATTCACAAGCGGGTGAAGCATTTATGGCAAGCTACAATGAGAATGGTGTCAACAGAACTTGGAGAGATAGAGACAGTTTATTTGTCGGGGTATTTCCTTTTGCTAAAGTTTTATAAAGAAGATTGTGCGTTACCATTTTGCTGATGTCGGCAATATGGTAGCAGGCGGCACACATTAAGGGTGGTGGGCGGTGTGCCATTATTAATTATGAAAGGCGGTATATCAATGCCAATAGCAGTAATTATAAGCATTATTTCAGTTGCTTTTTCCGTCTTTTTCGGACTGTTTACGTTGGGATTTAATCTTAAGAACAACAAAAAGTCTGACAATGCAGAACTTACAGAGCGTGTAAAAGAAAATACACGCATAAATATGAAACTTGACACAATATCAAGCAATACAACAGAGATAAAGAATGAAGTTACAGAAATGAGAAAAGAACTTAATTCTCACGATAACAGGATTATTAAAGTTGAGGAAAGTGTAAAGTCGGCACACCACCGAATAGACGGATTGGAAGCACGACTTAATGAAGATAAGGAGGTATAGCAGAATGGATATAACATCGGTAACAACAGTTGTAGCAATCGTTGTAATTACATATCTGATAGGCTTAGGAGCTAAAGCAATCCCACACATTAAGGATAATTACATTCCTATAATCGTAGGCGTTGCAGGCGGTATCTTAGGCATTATAGGTATGTATGTAATACCGGACTTTCCGGCAAATGACATTCTTAATGCAATCGCAGTAGGAATTGTGTCCGGATTATCAAGCACAGGTGTTAATCAGATTTATAAGCAGGTAAAGAACAATGCTTGACATTAATAAGCAGACTATGAAGTATTCACTTCAAGGACAGACAGTAACTATTTATGAAAGAGATGATGACGGCAATATTCTATATGAGGGATATACCGACACAGAGGGTAACTTCATTCCTTATCTTGATGATGAGGGGAATAAGATACCCAAAGTTCTTGAAGAGAAAACAGGTTTTTCAGAGCCGGTCGATTTCAAAGCAAACATATCATTCAGCGGCGGAGAAGCACAGACCAAGGAATACGGCTTTGATACAGCCGATTTTGACGCGGTTTTACTAACAGACAAAGGAATGTACCCTTTGAAAAAAGGCGACCTTATCTGGCTTGATAGCAAGCCTACATACACATCTGATGGACTTGTTGATGAAACATCAGCAGACTTCACGATTGTAGGCATTAAGCCAGCATTATATTCAACTAAGTATATGCTTAAAGCAGTTGTAAAGTAGGTGCATTATGGCAAGACATACAATTAATATATCATTGTCTGAAAAGTCCGTAAATGAAGCTATCAGACAGCTACAACAGTATAAGCAGAGTTTACAGTATAAATGCGAATTGCTTGTTGAACGACTAGCAGAATTAGGCGACAAAGCAGCAATTATGAGTGTTAATGAAAGTCCATTAGGTAGGACAGTAACATTGAGAGTTGACAAAAAGCCTATTCAAGATGGCTACCAAGCTATTTTAATTGCTACAGGTAAAACTGTTGAGGTAGAAGATAGAGAGCCATTTTACACGCTATTAGCGATTGAATTTGGTGCTGGTATTTATTACAACAGCGGCAACGAGAATCCGAAAGCTAATGATTTTGGATTGGGCGTAGGAACATACCCGGGGCAGATACACGCATTTGAAGATGGCTGGTACTACTTAGGTAATGATAATCAATGGCACTACACACACGGCGTTAAAGCTACAATGCCTATGTATAACGCTACAATGGAGATTGTTAATCAGTATAAGCAGATAGCAAGAGAGGTGTTTAGTTAATGGCGAATGCAAACGATTGGGCGATAGACCTCGAGAATACAGTCACAGCACTTGTCAAGGCTAAAACCCTAACACAGCTTAAAAAGACATATCCAAAGATAGTCATAACCAATGAGGGGGAAAACAGCGGTCAAGCAGCATTCCCAACGGCATACATTCATTTACTGCCAGCAGCTGAACAAGGACAAACGCTTGACGGACAAACAATAAACGCATTGTTAGCAACATTTCAAGTAGATGTTACCACTAACACAAGCAAATCTGATTGTCGCAAGGTTATGGCAGTAATTACAGATACATTTAAAACAATGAGATTTCAAGGCAATGCAATGCCAGAGTTCTCAATTAGTAATAAAGTACATAAGAGTACCGCTAGATTCAGAAGAATGATAGCGGCAAACGACAGATTATTGTAACAAAGAGCAGAAATGCTCTCATTTTTTTGCAAATTTTTAGGAGGTAGACAATGGCAGATGCAGTAGCAGGATTAAGTACACTGGGCGTTACTTTCTCTTATGGAGTTGAAACGACAGCAGGCACAAAGCCAACATCATTCAAGTTACTTACAAGAATTAACTCTATTGATGAAATTACAGTAACACCAGAAGCAATAGACGCTTCGGCACTTGAAGATAAGCAGACAAGAAACATTGCAGGTAGAGATACAGTTACAGATACAGTTGCAGTAACAGTTAATAAGACAGACGCAACTATTGAAGAATGGAAAACTCTTATTACAGCATACAACGGATTAACAGATGGTAAAAGAATGTGGTTCCAAGAGATTACTCCGGGCATAACAGATGCAGAGTTCTTTGTGGCACAACCACCATCAAAGTTACCAATCACAAGTAAGGAGCAGAACGGACTTCTTACAATGGCTATCAACCTTATTATTGAGGATATGGTAGGAACAGATACAGCAGTAACCCCAACATCGGGGGAATGATAAGCCAATCGACTAAATCAAAGGCTGTGTCGATTGGTGGCACAAACGCCAAAACAGCCGACTATACATCATATCTTGATGATGTAACGGAATAATTATTTTGAAAGGTAGGTGCGGTGTAAAATCCGCACCTTTCCCCATATGAACGATAGGGTGGGAAAGGGTAAAAATTATGATGAATATTAATGTAAACGGAAAAGAATACAAAGTTGAGTTCTCTTTTGGTGCAGCAGAGTGCAAGGAAATAGTGCAGAAAATGTTTTCTGTCGTTAATGGTTCTTATTTACTTGCACAGACAGATAAGAATGTTGCACAGGCTTCTTTTGATGGATTAGCAAATATGACAGCAGATGTGCCAGAAATTTGCATTTTAGCCATTTACGCAGGTTGCATTGACAATAACCCAGTAACAATGGATGAAGCAAAGGAACTCACTAGGGCATATATTACAGAGAAAAGAAAGACAGATAAGAGTTACGGATATAGAACATTGTTTGAAGAAATTAAGAAAGCGATGGAAGATGATGGTTTTTTCGAGCTGTCGGGAATAACAGCGATGCTAGAGGAGATGGCGAACAATGTGGAAGAAGCAACACAGGAACAGAAGAAACCGACAGTAGTTCCTCAAGACCACAAGAAAAAGCAGACTTCCACAAAATAATTTGGGAAGAATACTTTGTTTTAGCCAGTTCACTAGGCGTTAGTTATTCAGACTTCCTTAAAATGACACCTAAAAAGCTATGGGCGGTTGTAGAGGGCAAGAAACTTGAAAGACAACGAATGGATTCAGATATATGGCTTGCAATAGGTAGTTACATACTCCCGGCAATCAAGATAGGTGTTAGAAGTGGTGCTTGGGGTAAAGGTGAGCTTGAATACCCAGATAAGCCTATTTATAGAGATATTAACAAAAAAGAGAACAGTGAAGATGAAATACAAAGAAAGAGAGAAGAGTTTGTCTTGAATATGAAAATACGAAAAGCAAATTGGGATTTAACACACCCTAAAAATGATAAGCCGGAGGTATAAAGCGTGGAATTAGACAGTTTAGAAGTCAAAATTACCGGTACTGCCAAGAAAGCTATTGATTCTGTTGATACACTAATAGAACATCTTACAAGGCTGTCAACATCACTTGCAACTGTGAATGGCTCATTACTAAGTGGTCTTGCAAATGGTGTTAGTCAGTTAGGTTCTGCTATGCAGAATATGAATGTAGGAACAGCAGATTTTACAAGGCTTGCTAAGAATATCACAAAGATAGGTTCTGTTGATTCGGTTGCACTAACTAACACAGCTACATCACTTCAAGCTGTCACAAGGGCAGTTGCAAGCATATCAGCTATTCCGCAAAATGCAACACAGGTCACAGAATTTGCAAAGTCACTTGGTAAGCTAGGCAGTAAGAGTATAGAAAACGCCGTTGTAAACATTCCAAAGCTAGGTAATGCTTTAAATGGCTTAATGACAACGCTATCAAGAGCACCAACAGTAAGTCAAAATGTCATTCAAATGACTAACGCATTGGCTAATCTTGCTAGTCAAGGTAGCAAGGTGGGTACTTCTTCAAACTCACTTCAAAAGTCGTTGTATGGCGTTTCTACAAGTGCTAGGACGGCAACTAGAAGCAGTTGGAACTTAGCAAGTGCAATAGGTAAGTTTTATGCCACTTATTTTATGGTAATTCGTGGCAGTAAGAAACTTATAGAAGCTATCAAGTCAACAACAGATTACATTGAGGCGTTCAACTATCAAGCGGTTGCATTTGGCAAAATTGGTTCAGAGTGGGATAAAGATTACGAAAAGTACGGATATGATAACGCAACAGCATACGCGGAAAGTTTTAAAAGTAGAGTGAATGATACTCTTGGAAAACTATCTGGCTTAAAAGTTAATGTCCAAGGTGGTTTACTTGAGGAAAGTGGAGCAAAGAACTTAGGACTTAACATACAAGAGATAACACAGTACGCTTCACAGTTAGCTTCTGTCACTAACTCACTAGGGCAGACAGGCGAAGCAACAACGGCAATAACAAAGTCAATGACAATGCTCGCAGGCGATATAAGCTCACTTTTTAACGTGGACTATTCAACAGTAGCACAGAACTTACAAAGCGGCTTAATCGGTCAATCAAGGGCATTGTATAAATATGGTATTGATATTACTAACGCTACATTAGCGACATATGCTTATAACTTAGGCATTTCCAAGTCGGTGTCTGAAATGACACAGATGGAAAAACAGCAGTTAAGAGTGTTGGCAATATTAGACCAAAGTAAAGTATCTTGGGGTGATTTAGCTAATAGACGGAAGAAAGTTAATAATATAGCTTATCTTCCAAGTGTTGCATAAGAATAGAAATATCTTATGGCAATCGGGCAAAATCGGTGAAGGCTAAAGTTTTCAACTATGCTAATACCGAGATAACTCAATAGATTACGAACAGGCTATTGAGTATCGTAACGAGTAGGAATTGAATAAATATAATATTCCCAAGAGTGTCCGACACTATTGCATATAGGGCAGTATGAGGTGGAAGTGGCTACCACCAAACCAAACGTAAAAACGTGGGTGATAATGTACTCTGAACTTATAGGAAACTATAAGAAGTATAGGATAAAGAGCCTATACGATAACAAATTTGACAATCAACTCCCCAAGTAATATGTTACGCCAGTTCAGCAACAATATGAAAGAGGTAGGAATGGTAGCAGGACAGCTATTTATCCCAATCCTTTCAAAGGTTATGCCAGTAGTAAACGGAGTAGCTATTGCAATCAAAAGATTATTAGTTGGTCTTGCTTCTTTAATGGGCGTTAAGATTGACTTTGAGAGCTTCGGACAAAGTGGCTATAAAGACACATCAGACGGCTTAGAAGATATTTCAGATGGCTACAAAGATGTAGCTGATTCAGCTAAGAAAGCTACATTATCCCTTATGGGATTTGATGAAATAAATAAATTACAGGACGATACAAGCTCAAGCAAGGGTTCAAGCGGCGGTGGCGGCGGTAGCACTATTGATTTGACAGACGATATTGCTAAGGCAGCGGCAGAATATGAAGCGGCGTGGAATAAAGCATTTGCCAATATGGAAAATTCGGCAGTTGCTTGGGCTGATAAGATAGAGAAAGCACTTGAACCTGTCAAACAGATTTTTAAAGATTTCGCGGTTGGCGATTTCTTTAAGGCAGGGCAAGATACATCTAACCTTGTGGCAGGAATTTTTAATTGGTTTGCAAAGGCTATAGATGATGTTCCTTGGTATACAATTGGACATAATATAGGAGAGTATTTAGCTGGACTTAATTGGGCTGAAATATTTTCAAGCCTTGGTAATGTGTTATGGCAAGCCATTAAGGCAGCTATTGAATTATGGAGTGGTTCATTTACGGCAGCACCAATTGAAACAACCTTAATAACGGCTATAGCAGCATTGAAATTTACAGGATTAGGAAGTGTTTTGAAAAAGAAACTTGCTACAGTAATAGGAACAAGTATTAAAGGTGCTTTAAAATCATTCGGAACAGGCAGTATAATATCAGGAATAGGCGGATTACTTACAACAGATATAGGCACTATTATAGGAGCAGGAACAGCAACAGAAATAGGCTTAACTATAGGTGCCGGAATAGTAGGCGGAATAGTAGCTGCTATTGCTGGATTTAATTTAGGCAATTGGCTCAATGAAAAATTAACAGGCGAGAAAATAGATATGTCAATGTTCGACCAATTAGCATATCTTATAAAAGCACCATTTGAAGATTTACCTAGTTTTGTTGATGGAGTGATAGAAACTATCACATTCGGGCATAAAGATGATATAGCAAATTGGTGGACTACAAGTGTTGCACCTTGGTTTACTAAGGCAAAATGGGGAGAATTAGGCGACAATGCTAAAACCTCATTAAGCAATGCTTGGAATAGCTTTTCTAATTGGTGGGGCAATACAGCTATCGTAGGTTGGTGGAACAATAGCGTAGCACCTTATTTTACTAAAGCAAAATGGCAATCTCTTGGAGATAACGCAAAGGGTAGCTTAACTGATAGTTGGACTTCGTTCAATAATTGGTGGAGCGGTACAGGAGTATATAATTGGTGGAATAACCACGTAGCACCTTACTTTACAGCAGACAGATGGAACGATATGGCAAGCGGAATAATGCAAGGGCTTAAAAGTGAATGGTATAACGTACTTGATTGGTGGGATAGCAAGCCAGAACTTCACAGAATATCAGTTGCAATAGAAGATTTCTTTAGTTACGTGCGAGATTTATGGTACGACCTAAAGGATTGGTGGAGCGACTTATCGCTTAGATTTCCTCATATTAAAATGCCACATTTTAGCATTGAGGGCGAATTTAGTCTTATGCCTCCAGAAGTTCCTCATATTAATGTTGATTTTTATGCTAATGGTGGCTTCCCAAACAAAGGACAGTTATTCGTTGCAAATGAAGTTGCACCGGAAATGGTTGGTACTATGGACGGAAGAACAGCAGTAGCCAATCAACAGGAAATTACAACAGGTATTGCTAATGCAGTTTATCCGGCGGTTTACAATGCGGTTGTAGCGGCTATGTCAGAAGCTAACAACAATGTAAATATAACATTACAAGGCGACGCTGATAAATTGTTTACAATGGTACAGGATAAAGCTAATAACTACACTAATATGACAGGTCAAGCGGCTTTTCCATATTGATAAGATTTGCGTATTGTGTTATTCTTTTGCTATAAAATAAAAGCAAAGGGGCAACACAATATGGCAGAAAAGAAAGCAAAGAAAAAAGACAGTAAACTAAGCATAGCAGCGGCAGTAACAGCACTATTTATATTTACAATTCCAATAGGCTTTATATTGGCTATTGTGGATTTAATTAAAAGTAAAGGCGACAAGTCACAAAGACACTTAGGCTCTTACTTTGCAATAGTATCATTTACACTATTTCTGATAGTCGCTTTTAGCAACGGAAGTGGTAACAACAGTAACAATGTTAATGCTACGAAACAAGCCAGTGCAACACAGCAAGATACAGACACAGCAACGAATGATGACACAACGCTTAAATACCTCAAACACGAAGTAATTACAGATAGCAATGACAGAGAAGTTGTTGTTGTCTATTTTGACTTTACAAATAATTCAAAAGACAATGAAGCATTTATTTACAACTATAATGTTACTTGCTTTCAGAATGGCAAGGAACTTGACTATCCGTTAGCTAGTTTTGATGTTGACGAATATAACAATGCGGCAAGAGAGTTGCAGACAGGTGCGAATATTACAGTTGCAAGGATATACATACTAGAAGATAAGAGTGATGCTGATTTAGAGGTGACACCTTGGGGTTCAAGTAAGAAACTTATGAAGCTGACATTAAAAGTAGAATAATCCCTTAATGGAGCGTATCTTTCGGTGCGTTCCATTTTTTATTGAAAAAGTGCTTGACTTTGTACGTACACTTTGATATATTATGAATGTACAAAATGTACGTAACTTTTGAAGAAAGGAGTTAATAGTATGTCACCCAAATTAGGACAGAAGATTAAGGATAATCCAAAAGATAAAAGAATGGAAATTCGTATGGATAATGAAACTATTAGAAAATTAGATGTTTTAGCTGATGAGCAGAAAGTAAGCCGAGCAGAAGTAATTAGACAAGGAATTGAAATTCAATACGAAAACAGGCAAAAATAAAAAGAGTAGCAACAAGTCAGTCAAAACTTATAGTTACTACTCAATCAAGATATTCCAAAGGAATATAGTTATATTACTACGTTCCTTTGGAAAAATCAAGAGATTATAAAGAAACGAGGCAAAATAACTTGAAAGAAAACAGAGAAAAACTTCACGAGCTGATTGACAGCATAACAGACGATGGTAAAATTGAATACTTTTTAGGCTTTATAAGTTGTTTCATAGAAAAGTGGGGCAAATAAATATTATTGCGTGAGGCATTGTGGGCATATACTCCCACTACGCAATAGATTCTGTTTAGAGCAAATGATAAAATTTTTGTAGGAGGTAAAATAATGAGTTATAATTATCCAACTACAAAAGATAGTTCTCACAATGAGATTAAAGTACCTATGAACACTAAGAATATTTGCGGCGTAGACTGCTATGAGCAGAATGGCGTTGCGTACTTAAGATTGGAAAATGTTGCTAGAGGACTTGGGTTTACAAGAGTAGCCGCAAGTGGTAACGAGGTTGTTAGATGGGAAACAATTAGGAAATACCTTGATGAATTAGGCGTGCCAACAAGTTGGCACGGAAATTTAAAGCCGATTGGAAAAGATGGATTGCCAGATTTTATCCCAGAAAACATCTTCTACCGCCTAGCAATGAAAGCCAAAAACGAAACAGCAGAGAAATTTCAAGCATTAGTGGCAGACGAGATTATTCCGTCAATTCGCAAGAATGGAATATATGCTACTGATAATGTTATTGATGAAATACTGAATAATCCAGACTTTGGAATAGAATTATTAACAAAGTTAAAACAGGAAAGACAAGCAAGAGTTGAAGCAGAAAGAAAGAATGCTATCTTAACACATGTCAATAAGACATATACAATGACAGAGATTGCTAAGGAACTGAATCTGAAATCTGCCATTCAACTTAACAAGTTACTTGCTGATAAAAAAATTCAATACAGTGTCAATGGAACTTGGGTTCTTTACTCACCATACAGCAGTATGGGATATGAAGAAATTAAGCAAGAAATCCTCGACAATGGTAAGGTTATTTATCACAGGAGAATAACACAGCTTGGAAGAGAATTTATACTGCAATTATTCAATGAAGTTGCATAGATTTTCTTGAGAATATTAGAATGGCTCAAACAGAAATAAATATAATGGTTGCAAGAAATTTGTAACCACACTAAGGAATGTATCAGAAATGGTGCATTCCTTTTTTAATGCCTTGAAAGGGGTGGTTTGATTGATTGACGCAGTTGTGATTGAGGGGGTTAGATTCCCAGTAGCATATAACGGCTACACATACAGCAGAAATAAGATATGGTCTAAGAATACAGGAAGAAATGATTATGGAGAAATAGTAGGCACAATCGTAGCTATCAAAGACAAAGTAGAACTGCAATTACCGCCACTTACAGGCGAACAGGCATTGTTACTTGATAATGTGATTAGTGATGAAAATAACCCATTCCCAACAGCACAAGTCTTATTCTTAGGTGGCACACAAAAGGAAATGACAATATACACAGGAGATGTGACATATCCGTATCTCACAAGAGCAAAGAATGAGGACGGACTTATAGTCGGAGCAAAATTAAGTCTAATTCAAAAATAAAGGAGAGTTCCACATGAAACTTAAAACAAGTGAGTTAATAGACAGATTTCAGAGTTTGAGCAACATATCGCACGACAAGACTACAGGCAGAATTGCTATGGCTGTTATGTGCAATATTAAGGCATTGGAAGAACTGTACAAAACAACGCTACAGACCATAGAAGATACCAAGGTTAAGTATGCAGATAAGGACGACAGCGGCAATCCAGTTATCAACGATAATCAGTATCAGGTTACATCAGAGAACTTAAAGAAGTTACAGGAAGAAATGCGGGAAATCAATGAGCAAGAGATTGAAGTGCCTGACATGACAATGCTTCCTATGGACGCATTCGACAAATGCGAAGAAATTACACCAGCTAAATTATACTCAATTGAATTTATGATAAGCCATTAATTAATCAATAAAGGCGGTGTAGAATGAAGATATTAGACACAGCTATGACGGAAATTATTAAGGGAAATAGTGCAAGATACTATTCCAAGTATGTTGTTGATGAAAAAGAACATACTGAAACACTTAACAATTTCAAGTTTCAAAACATGATAAATCCCAATAACGAAATTACGATAGGTAACACTTGCAGCAGCAGTGTTACCTTTTCTATTTATATGCCAACAATAAGCCTTGAAAATAAGGAAATTACCATATTTGAAGGTGTTAAGGTTGGCACAGAAATTAAATATATTCAGTTGGGAATATTTACAGTTACTAAGCAGACAAGTGACGGAGAATATACAAGCTACGAAGCATACGACAGAATGTATAAGGCTGATATGCCTTATTTTTCTGATATGACATTTCCCAGCACAGATAAAGCTATTCTTAATGAGATATGCAGTAAGTTAGGCATATCTTTAGCGACAAATATAGTCACAGCACATACAATCAGCGACAAACCACAAGGATATACCTATAGGGAAATTATTGGCTATATGGCTATGCTACAAGGCAGTAATGCGGTAATTAATGCTGATGGCAACCTTGAATTAAGATGGTATAAGGATAGCGGCTATGTACTTGACGGACATAAGTATTATCAGCAGGGCGTTACATTCACAACAAGCAAGGATTTTATCATACAAAAATTGACATGTAACAATACTAAGAGCGGTTCTACGGAGCAAAGTGAGATTACTTCTGGCGACGGAGCAACAGGATTAACATTTACCAATCCGTTTATGACACAGGCAATTCTTGACGAAATTTATAAAAAGATAGGTGGTTTTACATTCAGACCGCTTACAGTTAAGTTCGTTGGCGATTACCGATTGGAAGTCGGCGACATTATAACTGTCAATAAAGGCGGCGTTGATTACAAAGTACCTATAATGCAGATTACGCACGAATGTGACGGTGGTTTAATTAGCGCAGCTACATCTATCGGACAATCTGATACAGAGAATACAAGTGTTGCTTCTGGACCGATAACTAAGCGAATGGAGCGGTACTATGCCGACTTAATAGCTGTAAATAAGGCGCTGATTAATAAATTAGATGTGGACACAGCTAAGATTACCTATGCAACAATAACTAACCTTAAAGCGACTAATGCAAGCATTGAAAATCTTAAGACAAATAAGTTAGATGTAACATATGCAGAGATTATTAATGCCAACGTGGAAAGTCTTAAGGCAGCTAATGCTGATATTACACAGTTGAAAGCCAACTCATTAACAGCAGACATAGCGGATCTGAAGTACGCACAAATTGATTTTGCAAATGTTAAAGGACAGGTTGTTACAACATCACTCATTAAAGATGGTGCAGTAACAAACGAAAAGGTAGGGAATTTATCTGCAAATAAGATAACTTCAGGCGAAATTGATGCAAGTAAGATAAAAGTTTATAACCTTAATGCAGATTATCTTACAGTAGGTTACATCAATGGTAAACGCATTGGAAGCGGCTCAATAGAGCTTGATAAATTAGCCGAGGAAGTACCAACAAAAGAATACTTAGATAAAGTACAAGAAGAGTTACAAGGTCAAATTGACGGAAATATCGAGACATTCACTAAGACAGAAATACCTACGCTTAATAATGAGCCGGCTGTTAATTGGACTGATAATGCCACAAGAAAGAAACATATAGGTGATATCTGTTATGTGGTTAATCCAGCTTCAAGCGCAGACGGATATTCATACAGATTTGCCAATACTGGCACAGAGCAAGCACCTGTATATGAATGGGTACTAATTAAGGATAGTGATGTTACTAAGGCATTGCAGGACATTATTAACATCAATGGTGAGATTACAGGCATTAAAAAGTTTAATGTTGAAATTAGTTCATGGAAAACTGATACAGATAGTGAATTATCAAGTCTTAAAACACGAACAACCAGCCTTGAAACTGATATTGGTAACAAGGTTGATACTACGACATTTAACAAGGTTAAGCAGACTGTTGATGAAAATAGTTCAACAATAACTAAAATGTCTGAAACACTTAGCAAAAAAGCTGACAGTGGCACAGTTACAACTTTAAGTAATACTGTTAACAGTATTAAGCAGACAACAGATAGCAATACATCAAGTATTTCAAGCTTAACAACAACTGTCACAAAAGTAGAAAATACAGCTAACAGTGCAAGTAAAACAGCTACAGCTGCAAACAACACCGCTAATACAGCGAAGTCAACGGCTGATAGTGCATTATCTAAGGTCAATACGCTTACAACTACTGTAACGAACCAAGGTTCAAGCATTACACAGCTTCAAGGTAGTATTACTAATAAGGTTTGGAAGCAGGACATAACTACTGCGGTTAATGATATTCAGATTGGTGGAACAAACTTAATTCGTAATAGTAATTTTTTTCAGAAGGATGCTTATTGGGCATATGATACAGGTACAGGTACAATTATATCAGATAATAGTGTAATTGGTAATGTATTAGTTTTTAAACCTACTGGTGGTTATTTACGTGTTTTTGCAAATACCCGGAATGTATGGGTTGCTAATGAAATCTATACTGTTTCGTTTTATGCTAAAGCTTCTGTTGCAAATACTACAATTACTCCAAGCCGTAGTATAGCTGATAGCGCAAGTGCAGTTACACTAACAACTACGTGGAAAAGATATACTGGAACTATTCGCTCAACAGCAACGAGTGATTCAGGGTCACTTTCTTTTAGCGTTAATAATATAAATGCAACTTACTATATTGCAGCAGTAAAGCTGGAAAAAGGAAATAAGGCAACAGATTGGTCACCAGCACCAGAAGATGTAGATAGTTCTATAAGTGCTGTAGATAATAAGGTAACAACTGTAAGCAATCAGTATACAACTCTTAATCAGACTGTTAATAGTATTTCTGGTACAGTTAATAGTCACACCGAACAAATCAAACAAAAAGCAGACAACAGCACTGTAACAACAATTAACAACAAGGTTACATCTTTGACAACTGATTTAAGTGGGTTTAAGACTACTGTCAGTAACACATATGCAACAAAGAATAGCTTAAGTAATTACGCAACGACAACTGCTATGAACTCTGCTATATCTCAATCTGCTAATAGTATAACTCAATCGGTATCTGCTACTTATGCGACAAAAAGTAGCCTTTCTTCTTATGCAACTACGGCTAGTTTATCTGCTTATATAGCTAAAACTGATACTGGTACGCTTAAAAGTTGTATTGAAGCTATTGCAGATACAATTAACATTACTGCAAGAGGCGGTCTTAATTTAAGCGGTAATAGATTTACGTTAAACAGTACGAATACTAGCATTACAGCAGACGGAACTATAACTTGCAATAACTTTGTCGGAAACGGCGGTACAATAGGCGGTTGGAATATTAATTCTACTTCGATTTACAGTGATTACAGGTACGACCCTAGCGTGGGTTATGGCTTATACAGAGTGTCATTGGATAAATCAACTGGAAGCGATTCAAAGGTTATGTCTGTCAGAGCTACAGTTAAAGATAATGTGTTTAACTATCCGTTTTATGTTAGAAGTGACGGATATTTATACACAGTAAAAGGACAAATTAGTGGATTCCAATTTGATTCAAACAAGATGTCAAATACAGTTTCTATATATTTACTACCAGATAAAGATGTGCTACATACCTTGCGAAATGCCATTGCAAACAATACAACATCGCAACTTGCATTAAGTCAATACGACCTAAATGGAAGTGGCAAAGTTGATTTGACTGATTTTGTAGTAGCAAAAAATTATGTTTTAGGAACACAGACAGAAACCAATTTTAGTAAGTGGAAGTATGCAAAAAAAAGTGACATAACATATAAGCTTAACCCTTCTGACGTTAAGAACGCTTTGAGTATTTCGGGTACTGATATTTGGGGTAAAACAAGGCAAACTACATTAGGAATAGGCACATTGTATAGCAATGAAATCAGTTGCGATAATTTAATTGTTAAAGACCCTGTAGACTATTCAACTTTTAACACCTTTTTGAATACAATAAACGTCAGAGAATCATCAACATCAATAGATTTGGATAGCTTCAAACGCAACTACGTTATCAAGGGTAATGGAATGCTGATTGTTAATATATCAGTTTGGACGGACGCTACAGATGATTATGGAACTACTGCAGCAGAAATATACATTGACGAAAAATGCGTTACGGAGAACCGCCACAGAATGACAAATAGCCATCCGTCAGAACTTGCAGGTGGTACTACATTTGTTTGGTGGTTTAATGACAATACAACACACCATATCCAAATAAAAGCCGGTTCATCTAAAGAGGGCACAAAGACTTATACACAATCTATTCAAGCGCTATTTGGACTACAAATATCAACATAATGCAAACCAAATGGTTTGCAATCGGATATTAACAATTAAGGACATCTTCGGGTGTCCTTTTTTAATACAAATTAGGAGGTAAAACACAATGTTAGACATCAACTCATCAATTCAAAAAAACGGAACATTATCTGTTCAAAATTCAGACGGAACACTTAAACAGGTGGCTTATCTGTCAGCTACAATCAGCGAAAGCGGCACAGTTAGTATGTCAGCCAGCTTTAATGATTTTGCGGCATACTTAGCAAATGATATAGCACTAGACAGCGAGCTTAAGAGCTTTCTTGATGGTGTTAAAAACACTTACAAGGCAACATACAGCACAGGAGATAACGCAATTAGTTCAGATATAAATATAACAGGAACAACAGAAAGTGAGGTATTTTAGTATGATTAAGTGTGGAGATTTTTCAGCGTGGAATGGTGTAGTTGACTGGAACAGAGTTAAGGCGGCAGGACTTACTCACGCTATCCTTAAGGTTATCAGACGTGACTTTGACCCAGATAAGCAGTTTGAAAATAATTGGAAAGGCTGTCAGTTAGCAGGTGTGCATATTTGCGGTGTATACAACTATGTTTACACACCAACAGTAGAAGAAGCTATTGCGGCGGCTAACAGAGTACTTGAGGTGCTTGACGGACGTAAAGTAACTGTCTGGATGGACGTTGAAGATGAATGTATGCGGAACTTAGGTTCAGAGCTTATCGACATTATCAAGGCTTACAAAGAGGTTATTGAGGGTGCAGGATATGACTTCGGCGTATATACTGGCTTATCATTCTATGGTAGCTACATCAAGCCTTATACAAACCCTAGTGACTTAGATTGTCCGTTCTGGATAGCACGTTACTACTTAGGATATGATGAAATGCAGTTAAATGATGACGTTAACGCAGATAAGACACCCAGTATCGACCATTATCTTGCGGGGTGGCAGTATACTTCTAGCGCAAGAATTGACGGTGTAGACGGGGTTTGCGACTTATCAGAATTTTATGGCTTCCATAATGATGAAGATAATGCAGAAGATAACAGCGAAGAAGATAACACAGAGGATAGCACAGATGAACACGTATACGCTACATACGCCGCTTATACAGACAGATGGTGGGGTGAAGTAGAGGACAGAGAAGATTGGGCTGGTGCAGGCGACAATAAAGCTATCACAGCACTTATTGTTAAGGTCAGCAGAGGTTCAGTTAAGTACAGAGTTCATACACTTAATGGCGATTGGCTTCCTTATGTTACAGATTTCAATTATAATGATTTCTACAACGGCTTTGCAGGTGACCAGAAAACACCGATAGATGCCGTAGAAATCATCTACTATACACCAGAGGGTGAGCCTTGGAAGTACGCAAAGTATATGGTATCTGTATTCAATAACCGCAACTTCTATCCAGAGCAGATAGATGATGAAACATCTAACGGAATGGACGGATATGCAGGCGTTATGGGTAATGCAATCGACAAATTCCAGTTAGTTGTCGAATAGTGTCAGAATAACACGACCGAAAGTATTTGAAATATACTAACGATAAATGTATAATAAACTTGTCTTTGAGAAAAGACCCTTAAACATTTTCAAGTTCTGGCAGGCGATATTGTTTGATTGGCGTTGGCAATATCGCCGCTACACTTGACACTATAGAACGTGTGTTCTATAATAATCGTATCGCTATCAAACGTGCAAGGGCAAGAGAGGGGAGTGCAGGTTTATGGATAACAGTAATGAGGAAAATTACAAAGATAAGTTAATAGAACTCATAAATAAAATAGAAAATACAGGTACATTAGAGTACCTGTATTCATTCATAGAAAACTTTTTGAAGAGGTGGGGGTAAAACCCTACTTCTTTTCTTTTCGAGATAACATAACATCTATCATATCTAATATCGTTTCTTTATCTCTTTGTTCTAACATAGAAAACTTCCAAAGTAAATCAACATCTTTTTCAGCTTCTTTTGAATTATCCTTACGGATTGGCGAAACATCAAATCCCATTAGCCACGCTTCTGACACGTTCAAAGCCATTCCTAAGACAACTAGCTTTTCTTGGCTAGGTTCAACTTTGCCTGATACATACTGGCTAATATCGGATTTATTCATCTTGATATTGTATTTCTTACAATATGGTAATGATAAATTCAAAATATCAACTTGCTTTAACTTCCGTTCATTCATTAGCTGTTTAAGCCTATCTGATGTATTCTCTTTCATCTTAGTTATCCTCCTTTCTGTTGATAATATACCATTATTTGAACAAAAGTTCAAGATGTAAAACTAAAAAAGTAAAAAATATTGAACTTTTTATTGACATATTAATTTAATAATGCTATTATACAATCAGTTCAAAACATTGAACAAAAAACGGAGAAAGGAGAAGAATTGGAATGGCTTTTAATTACAGTAAGTTAAGAGGTCGCATAATTGAAAAGTACGGAAGTCAGACGGACTTTGCCAAGGCGTTTGGATGTTCAGACAGGACTTTATCACTTAAAATGACAGGCAAGCGACCTTGGAAACAGATTGAAATTTTAAAAGCAATTAAATTATTAGATTTATCAGAAGATGATATACAGGATTATTTTTTTGCTTTAGAAGTTCAAAATATTTAACTTTTAGAAAGGAGTAAGAATGGCAAGCTTTATTGATGAAGTAGAGAAAAGTTATCTTAATAGTCTTAAAGACAACTTATGCAAAACCTGTGAGGGAGCTGTATTTATGGAGAAATATTTTTCTTCAAGGTCTGCTATCTCTGAATTAGAGAATAAAGTTTTATCAGAACTCAAAGATAGCAAACTAACAGTTGCGGAAATGATTGGTTTTTTAGAGTATATGAAACAATCTATTAAAAACCACTCATTTCTTCCCCAAGAGAAAGAACACTGATACAGCATTCTTTATCAGAGGTAATGTTACCCTCTGGTATTTCCTTAGCAGTCTTGAGTATAGATAATACTTTGTCAGAGTAAGGATATTCAAGACCGCAGTTAGGGCAAACAATCTTGCTAGTAGATATATCTTCGTTAACAGTATATCTGCTATAACAAGTGCAAGTTATTTGAAATTTTAGAAGCATATTTACACCACCTTTCTTTATTTAGTAAAGGAATTATAACATAAAAAGGAGATAATAATAACAATGAATGAAATTCAAATTAATTTATTAAAAGATTACATACTTGAGGATTTAGAGAAAACAAGAAAAAGCGACATATCTGCAAAAGAAAAAGCAGAATTGGAAATTTCAGCTTTAAGAGCACTTGTAGAGTTAGAAAACAGTCCAGTAGCCGCAAAAATTGACAAGGCTTATGAAAATTTCACGGCACAGAAAAACGAAGTGGATATTAATAAAAATTTTTATGATAAGGTTGCTGAATATTGCGGCGAAAGAAAAATGCCAATATCAGCATTTGAAAAAATGTGTAGCATTGGTAATGGAACGTGTGGTCGTTGGAGAGATAGTATGTCTTCACCAACATTAACTACTATACAGAAGATTGCAGAAGCAACAAAAATTCCGATTGAAAATTGGGTCAGATAAGAAAGGGTACATTTATGGAGTTACAGATTTTTAGCAATTCAGAGTTTGGAGAAATCCGAACCATTACTAAAGATAATGAGCCTATGTTTTGTCTGGCTGATGTATGCAAGGCGTTGGAACTTACACAGCCATCAAAGGTTAAGGAAAGACTAAACTCAAAGGGTGTGAATATTATTCCTACCCTTACAAAAGGCGGAGAACAGAAGCTTTTGTATATCAATGAGAGTAACCTTTACAAGACAATCTTTCAGAGCAGAAAAGAAAGTGCAGAGAGATTTACAGATTGGGTTACAGGAGAGGTACTTCCGTCAATCAGAAAGACGGGCAGTTATGGTATGCCAAAGACAACAGGCGGTCAGATACAGCTTTTAGCACAGGGTTATACAGAACTTGAACAGGCTGTTAACTCTATCAAAGAAGATATGACAGAGCTTAAGGATAACACACCTCTTTACGGCTGTGAGATTGATGAGGTCAAACAGCACGTTAATAGAAAAGGTGTAATTGTACTTGGCGGCAAGGATAGTGAAGCTTATAAGAACGGCAGTATTCGCAGTTCAGTATATTCTGACATATATAAGCAGTTAAAACGTGAGTTTGGTTGCGTGACAACATATAAAAGCATAAGAAGAAAGTACATTGATAATGTACACAAGTTTATAGATGATTATGCGTTACCTATGGCACTTGCTGAACAGGTAAAAGAAGCTAATGCACAGATAAGTATGAGCTTTTAAGGAAAGGAGTTTTAGCAGATTGATATTTATTATTTCTGAAAAAGGCGAAAGAGAGCAGATTAATGAGGTAGAAAAACTTGAAATCCTGGCACACATTGGCAGAAGAACAAGTTACCTCTTAGGAAGAAATAAACATTGTGAGCCATTAAGGAGCATAGTTACAAGAGATATTTTAGGGCAGTTAAAGCACGAATACGGGTGTGGTTTGAGTGAACTGAAAAAGAAGTACATAGCAGACACTCACGATTATATCGACTGCTACGAACTGCCTACAATAATGAAAGAGAGATATAAGCTATGATACAGGGGTTTATGCTAGGAACGATATTCGGGATGTTTTTAGAACTGGCTTGTATCGTTCTGACAATGGCAAGGGCAAAGAGAAAAGAAAGGATTGAACAATATGAAACAGGTAAACGAGAAAGTAATAACAGTACAGGATTGCATTGATATGTACGAGAAGAAAGATATGGTGACAGTTATAGACGGTGGCAAAGTTGTAGGGTTTGTTGAGAAAGGAGTAACAAATGATAAATAATAACAGGACTTATATATTAGGAAAGGTTGTTAAAAAGCCAACCTTTTCACACGAGATATGTGGTGAGGGATTTTACCTCTTTTATATAGAGGTTTTAAGAAAGAGTGGGAGTACAGATACGCTTCCAGTAATCGTATCGGAAAGATTAATAAGCATTAATAGGCTTGATGTAGACAGAACTGTAGTAATTGACGGACAGATAAGGTCATACAACAAGCATACAGATAATGAGGAACATAGTCATCTAATACTTAGTGTATTCGCCAAGGAAATAGATGTGCTAGAAGATGTTGAAATTAATCCGGATGTAGATAATGCTGTTGAGATTGTAGGTCACTTATGCAAGCCACCTATATATAGAAAGACACCACTTGGAAGAGAAATCGCTGATATTCTTGTCGCAGTAAACAGACCATACGGAAAGTCTGATTACATACCTTGCATAGTTTGGGGCAGAACAGCTAAGTTTGTCGGTCACTTGCCAGTAGGAACACATATAGAAATGACAGGCAGGTTTCAGTCAAGACCTTATACAAAAAAGATAAGCGAAGATGAAATTGAAAACAGAGTAGCTTATGAGGTGTCAGTAGGCAGAGTTGAGATTATAGAGGAAGAGGAAAATGCTGATGAATAGTGATATTACAGTTTCGGAATTAGCTAGTATGGCAGCAGACAATGAAAAACGTTGTCAAGTATGACATCCAGTTCAGGGTGTTATATTTGATGGCACGTTTGATGAACTTGACAGACGGCATTATCTTGCGGATAAGACAGTTGATAACTTCTCAATAGAAGATGATGTATTCATTATGAATATATAAATAAAGAAAGGATATGTTTATGGAAAGAGCAGTTTTAAAAAAGGTAGTTCTTGAAAACTTTATGTGCTATGCACACGCAGAATTTGATTTTTACGCTATTACAAAAATTATGGCTAAGAATGGCAAAGGTAAGTCAACTATTGCCACAGCTTATCTGTGGTGCTTGTTTAACTGTGATTATGAGTTAAAGGATAATCCGGTTGTCAGACGAGAGGTTGACGGAAAGTCCGTTGATGATATGGATACAAGTGTTGAGCTTACACTTGATGTTGACGGAAAAGAAATAACTATGAAGAAAGTGCAAGTCCGTACCTACAGCAAGGATAAGACAGGTTATAAGGACGATAACTCATATTACATTAATGATGTGAGAAAGAACCTTAAGGACTTCAATGCGTACCTTGATGTTGATATGAATGTATTTAAGATGTGCAGCAATGTAAATGCTTTTCTTAATCAGAAGCCGGCAGAAATGAGAGAATACTTATTTGGTTTAGTAGGAGATGTTACAGACCTTGATATAGCTTCACAGAAAGCCGAATTAGCCGAGTTAGTTCCTTTACTTAATAAGTATACAGTTGAAGAATTATCCGCTATGAATAAGGCTACCAAGACCAAGATTACAAAGGATTTACCTATTCTTGACGGACAGATTAAGGAAAAGGAAAGAGATATACAGCTTAAGCAGGCTATTGAAGTATCCGACCTTGAATTACAGAAGAACAGCCTTAAAGAACAGATTGAGGACTGCATAGCAAAACAGACCGACAATGACAAGCTGATGGCTGAATATGACAAGGCTAGTTCGTATATTCTTAATCTCAAATTTGAACTTAGCGATATGTCACGCAAAGCTAATGAAGCTAATGTTAAGGCTAGGAGAGAGATTGATGGCAAGATTTCTGATAAGCAGTTTCTTGTTAGGCAGACAGAAAAGACTATTGCCGATACAGAAAAGAACATTGAGTATCAGCAGAATACCATTGATAGCATAAATAAGAATTTGCAGGATATAAGGAACGAATGGAAAGCAGAGAATGAACGCAAATTTGACGAAACAAGCCTTATTTGTAGTTACTGCGGACAAGAATATCCCGAAGATAAGAAAGAACAGTTAAGAGCCGATTTTGATAGCCGCAAGGCAGAAGAATTAAAGCTTATCACAAACAATGGCAACCTTTTTAAAGACAAACTTGATAAGAATAAGAAGATTCTTAAAGATTTACAGAAAGAGTTACCACAACATAAAGAAAGCCTTGAAATGCTGAATACAGCTATTGTAGACCTTAAAAAGCAGTTAGCAGAGTTCCCACAGGAAATTGATGTGACGGCCACAGAAGAATACAAGGCACTTGAACAGAAGATTGCTGAAAAGGAAGAAGCTATGCACAAGGCTAATGATATTTCGGCGATTAAGGCAGAATTAAAGGCACAGGAAACAGCTTTAAGGAAGCAGTTAGCAGAATGCGAAGCCGAGATTGCAAAGTCTGATACGGAAGCAGATGAACAGCGACTTGAAGAACTAAAGCAGACAAGGATTGATTCTGAACAGAATAAGGCTAATGCCGAGAAAATCCTTGATTTACTTGATGAACTTGATAAGGCAAAGAATGAAGCCTTAACAGAAGCAGTAAACAGCCATTTTGGGTTAGTTAAGTGGAAGTTATTTGAATATGCCAAGAATGGTAATTACAAGAGTTGTTGCATACCTACTGTTGACGGAAAGAGTATTTTAACAACTATGAGCAACAAGGGTAACAGGATTTTAGGCAGAGTAGATATTTGTAACTCAATTCAGAAGATTAGTGGCATATCAGTACCTATCATTTTAGATGATTCTGAAAGCCTTAGTACGGACAATCAGAAGAAAGTTGCTGAAATGGTGGATAGTCAGTTGATTATGCTAATTGTTAATGATAGCGAGAAATTAGAGATTGTGGAGGGATAATATGAAACTTTATTTTTACAAATTGAATACAGATGAAAGACACGGAAAAGTAGGAATTACAGTGCAGGTCTGCGAAGCAGAAGAGAAACCCAAGACATACAAGTCTGTTGATAGAGTTTTTCCAAGCTACTCAAGCACAGTAAGAAAAGATAAAGAAGGGCAGATATTGGATTTTGGTTGCTTATTCCTTACAGAACCTAATTTTGAGTATGCCAAGGAGATATTTAAGAAACAGGCAGAATCAAAGATTGCACAGACAAAAGGAATGCTTGAAAGAGAAGAAAAGAAATTGAAGATAATCGAAGAAAGCGAGGAATAATTATGGCAGAGAATACAGCAGTTGCGGAAAAGAAAGCATTTACCACATCATTAAGTGAGTGGAGTAATACAATGACAGGGCTTATCATCAATGATTATAAGGCTGTTGGAATGGATATGGACGATTACGCAAAAGAGTGTGCTATGGAAGCTATGACAAGCATATTTAATCTTGTTAAGAATGACCCTAAGATTGATATGAGAAACCTTGATACAAGTAATTTAAGGGGCATTGTTAAGCGTTGTGCAAGTCTTAAGTTAAATGCTAGTGCATATCCAAGAGAGTGCTATTTTCAGTTAAGAAATGTAAAGGTGGGAACTGACCCACGGACAGGCAAGGATATATGGCAGAAACAGGTTGAAATGGGAATCGAGGGTACAGGTTATGACTCTTTGCTCGCCAACTACGGAAAAGATGTTAAACAGGTATATCCGTATTGGGTAATTAAAGAGGGTGACAAGTACATACCGCCTAAACATAAAGGACTTACAGTTACAGAGCCGGAGTGGGAAGAAAACGGATTATCTGATAAAGCGGTAAGAGTTGTATATCCTGTTAAGCTATTAGACGGCACAGTAACATATCTTTCTGCTGATAGAGATAGTGTTAAGGTTAATCTGTTGGCTCATGTTAAGCAGAATATGATAAATAGCACTTTTGGAGTATGTGAGGACAGATACAAAGCTACAGCAAAGCAGAAAGCAGAAATTAAGGCTAAGAAAGACGAGATACTTAATGCCTTAAGAGCGTGCAAGACAGTAGATGAAATGCTCGAATGTGAGCTTGCAAGACCTTTTATAAGCGGTGCTTGGCTTGATACTCCGGAGAGCATGATACAGAGAAAAATGTGTAACAATGCAACAAGGAAATACCCTAAGAACTATGACCCAATGGCACGACAGGCACAGGTTGAAATGGACGAGGTGTATCAAGTTGCACAGGCTGAAATTGCTGAAAATGCTAATACTGTTGAATTTATAGAAGATAAGGCAGATGTAGTTGATGGCGCAGTTGTTGACACAGCCGACAAGCAGTCAGAGGAGCTACCGGAATTTTTACAGGATTAATATATGCGTAGTATATATGGATTATCAAAAAGTAGATTATATAGCACCTATCACCATATGCTTGATAGGTGCTATAGAGAAAATGACGCCAAATATCCTAATTATGGCAAAAGAGGTATAAAAGTCTGTGAAGAATGGAAAAAGGATTTTTTAAATTTTTACAATTGGGCTATTCAAAATGGATACAAAGAAAATTTAACCATTGAAAGGATAGATGTAAATGGCAATTATGAACCGTCTAATTGTGCTTGGATAACTATGAGTGAACAGGCAAAGAACAGAACAAATCAAAATATCATAGAATATAACGGAGAACGACATTATTTAACAGAATGGGCGAAGATTTTAGGGATTAGGCAGGACACACTATGGAGAAGAATATATAAAATGGGCTGGAGTGTAGAAAAAGCCTTTTGCACAGCGCCACGATGTCGAGTTAAAGGTGGGAGGTAATTTATGAAGTTAAAATGCTTAGGCTCATCGTCAGCCGGAAATTGCTATCTGCTAACTTCCAACAGTGGAGAAACACTTATCCTTGATTGTGGAATACCGATTAAGGAGATTAAAAAAGGCTTAGATTGGAATGTTAAAGATGTTGTGGGTGTGTTATGCACCCATAAACACCTTGACCACAGCAAGTCAGTAAAAGATTTTGAAGCTATGGGAATACCAGTATTTGCCCCATATAGAAGTTTGAAACCTATGATAATAGGCGATTATGGGCTTAAGATACAAGCGTTTGACCTAACAACAATAGACGGAAGTTGGACACACACAAACGCAAATGGCGAACCTTGCCCGATATTCGGCTTTCTGATTACTCACAAGGAAATGGGAAGAATGCTTTACATAACCGATTGCGAATTAATCAAGTGGAAGTTTAAAGACATAAATCATATCCTTTTAGGTGTGAATTATGACAAGGATTTAATCGACAGAGATAACACAGGCAAAGCTAATCACGTTTTCAGAGGTCACTTATCCATTGACACAGCTTGCGATTTTGTTAAAGCAAATTATTCAGATAGCTTGCAGAACGTCATAATGTGCCATCTATCGAGTGAAAATGCTGATAGTGATAGTTTTATCGAGAAGATGAAAAAAGTTGCTAAAAATGCAAATGTGGACGTTGCAGAGCCTAATAAAGAATGGGTTCTAAGGAAAGGAGATGAATGTCCGTTTTGATTAGTTGGAATATAGTTACAAAGTTAATGAATTGTTTTCCTAATAGCGTTATAAATCATAACGCAGAGTTTATAGCACATATTAGAAGCAATACATATTTCGGATTAAAAGATTGTGAAAATGAAACAGATGTAAAGTGCAAAGTATTGGAATGGCTATCAAGATCTGCGTACAAGACGGAGCCATATAATACCAAACGGAGCAATGACGAATTTCACAGATTTATGCTTGGCGGTGTAAATCAGTTTTTGGAAACAGACTTTACCGAGAAAGATATGGAGCGGATTTATACATATCTCGGAAATAGGTGCAATCATGCCAAAACATTGAAGTTTATTGAAAGCGGATATGATATGTCGGTTTTGAAAGATTAAAAAATCCTAGTGAGTGTCTGTTTTAGAAAGGAGCAGAAATGAATATTGATGAATTTATAGAACATACACAAGAAACGGCTAGAAAGCATCGTTATCATGCGGATTTCTTTGATATAGATAATCCTATGCGTGCAGCTTGTATTAAAATGGCAGAAGATTTCGAGCAGTTATCTGGGTGGCTTGAAAAATCCAAAGAGTATCAGCAGTTAGAGGAACAGGGCAGACTTATCAAGTTACCTTGCAAGGTGGGAGATACAGTATGGGATAATGACTGTGGCAGACCTTGTGCATATACAATAACAGCCTTTTCATTTGGTGAATGCGAAGAATACATTTGTGAACCTGTTACAACAAAAGAAGTCGTATTCTATTATGCAAACTCGAGTGGAAGTATCACAGGAAGTTTTGCAGAAAGTGAAATCGGCAAGTCGGTATTTTTGAACAGATACGAAGCCGAAGCAAAACTGAAAGAATTGAGAGGCAGTAATGAGTAAAAGAAAAGCAATACCTAAAAAAGTGAGACAAACTGTATATCTCATGTATAACGGACATTGTGCTTACTGTGGTACAGAAATAGCTTACAAAGATATGCAGGTAGACCATACAACACCGCTTAGGATAGGTGGAGCAGACGACATTTCAAATTACATGACAGCTTGTAGGAGCTGCAATCACTATAAAGCCACTTTAGATGTCGAGGGATTTAGAAAGTATCTTTCAGAAATACATAAAAGGCTTATGCGTGACAGCATACCTTATCAAGTGGCGGAGCGGTTTGGAATCGTAAAGCATTTGTCGGACGATGTGAAATTCTATTTTGAAGAATTTAGAGGTGTAGAAAATGAGTAAAGAAGATATAAGAGAACTAGCAGAAGACAATGCTATATATGAATTTAATAAATTTAAAAAGATATATGGCGAATTTACAGATGAATATGTCAGACATTTTTACAACAAATTGGCTGAATTAAGAGGTGGGGTTGATGATGTTCACACTTGCAACTGCCAGCATAACAGTAATTCAAGAGACAGTGAGCCTTGTTGCAGGTGCGATAGCAGACAGACTAATGCCGGCAGGATAAGGAATATGTCAGATGAAGAATTGGCAGAGTTTCTTATAGCTTTTAAGAACACATTCGGTGAAGAATACGAGGGAGAAACTAGTTGTATGGATTGGCTTCAATCAGAAGCAGAATAGGAGAAAATATGGTTGAAATTCCATTATACAGAAGCACGCCAACAATGAGAAATTATGAAGATTACATCATCGAGCATAATTACACAAAAGGTTGGAATGACGCTATGGATTTTATTTTCCCAGAAGCAAAAGAGAAGCGCGAAAGGGAAAGAATAAAGAAAAATATGTCCATAATCAAATAAATGCTGAAAGGAGAGAATATGAAGTATATAAGCAATGCAAAATATGGAGAGCTAGTTGAAACAGGAACTATCTACAGAGGTAGAAACAAAAGATTAGATATATGTGTTCACACACTATGCGGTTGCGGAGAAACACTATATATGAATTGTCAGGCATTAAATATCCGTGATAGAAAATTAAACAGTACATCTGTGATAGCCGCGATAAATGAAGCTCAATCATTAGTGAGACAGGAACTTGATTTACTCAGCAAGGAACTTAATACCATATTGAATAGCGATATTGAAATATCAAGGTATTAGAATAGGAGAGAATATGGAAGATAGATATTTATTCAAGGCAAAGAGGATTGATAACGGAGAATGGGTAATTGGCAATCTAATTACAAATGTGTTCTTTAGATTAGGTCAAAGTATTCCATACATTTTATGTCCGGACAAAGCAGAATATGATTGCTTTGAGGATTTTACAGAGGAAAATGGAATTTTTGAAGTGCGACCAGATACAATCTGCCAATGCACAGGCTTGAAAGATAAGAATGGCAAGCTGATTTGGGAGAATGATGTTGTTGATTTCTTAGGACATAGAGGGATTGTTAAGTTTGAGTGCGGTAGTTTTGGCATTGCATACGAAAAACATATTGATTGGGATGAAATACAAGCAAATATTATGCCACTAACAGGTTGTGAAAACACTTTGTATGCTTGTGAAAACGATAATTACATATCATTGTGGGAAATCTATTGGAATTTTAACGATGAGGATGATTCAGTAAGCACAGTAGAAGTTATCGGAAACATTTTTGACAATAAAGAGTTATTAGAAAGTGAGGAAAGTAATGAATCGTATAATTTTATGTGGAAGACTAACTAGAGACCCAGAGATTAGATATTCACAGACAGTAAACGGAAGTATGGCAGTAGCAAGGTACACATTAGCTGTTGACAGAGCTTTTAAGAGAGAGGGCGAACAGGCAGCAGACTTTATTAACTGTATCGCATTTGGCAAGAATGGAGAGTTTGCAGAGAAGTATTTGCACCAAGGAACTAAGATAATCGTTGAGGGTAGATGGCAGACAGGCAACTACACTAACAAAGACGGACAGAAAGTATACACTAACGATTGCGTTGTTGAAAGACACGAATTTTGCGAAAGTCGTGCTAATCAGCAGAACAATAATGGAATTATGGGCGGTAATGCTAGTTCAGACAGCTTTATGTCAATTCCAGACAATGTAGCTGATGAGGGATTACCATTTAATTAAAGAGGTGTGAGTATGACAGAGAATGAAGCAATAGAAAAGCTGAAAAATATGCGATTATATATGCAGATTACGGACAAGAACAACGATTGCAAGTTTACAGAAGATGATTACAAGGCTAACGAAATGGCAATACAGGCACTTGAAAAACAGATACCCAAGGAACCTATATTTGACCATAACCTTAGCGATACTCTTTCTATATTCCATTGTGAATGTGGAAACGCAATTAAAGTTAGTCACGATATAGGAATAATGGATAACAACAATGCGCCAAATTACTGTAGTAAGTGCGGTTGTAGGCTAGATTGGAGTGATGAAGAATGAGAATGATTGACGCAGATAAACTAATTGAGGATATTCACAAAAGAAATTATATCGATAAGGCTTTATCTGAAATACTTGAAACTATCATTAATGAACAACCAACGGCTTTTAGTATGGGGGCTAAACCTATTGATAATTTTGTAAATCCTTTTGAAGCGAAGGCAGGTGATAATTCTTGAATTATCAGAACATAGCAAGAGCCAAGGCGATTGAACAGGAAAATAAAAAGCGACTATTGAAACTGAATCCAAAACTGAATGACAAAAGTGGAATATATTTCTTGACAAGAACTGACGAAAACAATATCTCATATTTTTACATAGGACAGGCGGTTAGGATTATACAGAGGATGTGCGGACACCTTGTAGGGTATCAACACATAGACCTATCCCTAAAAAAAAGGGGCTTTTATAGTGATGATAACCCTTATGGGTGGAAGTTGAATTTTATCAATTATCCCGAATCTGAACTTGATAAATGGGAACAGTACTGGATTTTGGAGTACACCAAGAAAGGTTATCAGTGTCGCTATAATAAGACAGCTGGCGGTCAAGGAGAGGGCAAGGAAAAGATAAATGAATTTAAACCCTCTAAGGGCTACAGAGACGGCGTACAACAAGGCAAAAAGGCGTTAGCAAGGGAATTATCGTCTATCGCAGAAAAACACCTTAAAATCGAATTGAGAGCGGACAAGGTAAACAACAAAGTGTCGCAGAAACAGTATGAGAAATTTATGGATTTGCTGAAAGTGGGTGAGAACAATGCTAATTCCGAAAGTTAAAGCCAAAGAGTTTGAAAAATTCGGATTTAAGAAGTGCAAGGGCGAATATGGTAAGAGTGGTTGCTATTACCTTTGTGTTTCAAAGGGATGCAAAATGCTTTTTGTAAGCAATGTATTTTTTGGTGTTAATGATTGGAGAGATAATGACCCAAGAATACACAAGGACGCAAATTGCCGATACAGAGACCACAGGACATATCTTGATGTTATTTATGAGCTAATCAAGGCAGATATGCTTGCAAGCGATTGTTTGAAAGTGGGTGATTCAGAATGAATGATTGCAATGGCTGTAGATACGAAAACAGCACAGATATAGAGGTGCATTTAGAATTTTGTACGAATTGTAAAAGAGCCTATTCCAATGAAGAAGATAGAGAATTTTGCGAAGATAGGTATGAAACTGTAGATTAAAAATTAAAGAAAATAGGTGATTCAGAATGAAGATTTTAAGTAATAAAGAATATCATCATCTTATGAACAAGTTAGATATTCTTACTAGAGATAATTACTGTATGAATAGAAAACTTGATGAAATGGAAGAAAATAAACCTAATGATTGCAAAAGCAATGAAGGAAGTCACTTTTGTAGCATTTGTGAGTTTGGCTATTTGAGAACAAGAAATCCGCTTGGGGCAGATTTTTATGCTTGCAGTAAAACAGTGTCTTGCGAGGATTTTAAGAGAAAAAGAAGACAACTAACTAAAAATCAAAGAAAGGAATAGGTTGTCACGACATAAAACCGAGGTTTCCTATTGGTAGATTTAGAATGTATAAAAAGAAGATTAAATGTGAGATATATCGTGATTCAATGCAGAATTACAAGAAATACGCAATACCGCCAGCACAGCTTATCATAGCTGATGTTCCTTACAATGTAGGAACTAACTTTTATGGAAGTAACCCTATGTGGTACAACGGTGGCGATAACAAAAACGGAGAAAGCAAACTTGCGAAAAAGGCGGCTTTCAATTCTGATTTTAACTTTAATTTGTATGAATACTTCCATTTTTGTTCAAAAATGTTGAAAAAAGAGGACACAAAGCCTATCGCAAGGGGTAGGAGTAGTAATAGCCCTTGTATGATTGTATTTTGTTCGTTTGAACAGTTATCAACATTGATTGCCGCCGCAAAGAAACACGGATTTGTTAATTACATACCGCTTGTATTTGTAAAGAATTACAGTCCACAGGTGCTTAAAGCTAATATGCGTATCGTAGGTGCTACGGAATATGCACTCGTACTGTACCGAAATAAGTTGCCGAAATTCCGAAATGGCTTGCAGGTTGATGAAAACGGAAAGAATATCAGAGGCACAGGACATATGGTATTCAACTGGTTTAACTGGGAGAAAGATGGAAAAGACATACCGAAAATTCATCCAGCACAAAAGCCTGTAGCAGTCCTTAAAAGGCTGATTGAGATTTTTACAGACGAGGGAGATGTTGTTATTGACCCTTGTTGCGGTAGCGGTAGCACGCTAAGAGCCGCCGCAGAACTTGGCAGAAGTGCATACGGATTTGAGATTGACAGAAACTTTTACGAGCGTGCAAAGAATGAAATGCTTGTATTTGAAAAGGACAGTCAAATGAATATAAGTGATTTTATAGGAGATACAGTATGATAGTACATTGTTTATTTGAGCAGTCAGGAACATTCAAGAATGCTTTCAAGAAGTATGGAATTGAAGCCTACGACTATGATATTCAGAATGAATTTAACGAAACTGACTATGTTACTGACCTTTTTAAAGAGATAGAGGGGGGCATCAAGGTAAGCCAAGTTTGTTCGATAATATAAGCCCTGATGATTTGATATTTGCGTTTTTCCCTTGCATAAGGTTTGAAAATCAGATAATGCTGTGGTTCAGAGGACAGTCGGCAAGTCAGAAAAAATGGTCTTTAGAAGAAAAATGCGAATTTGATATGAATTTGCTTAAAGAAGTTTCACTTATGTATGATTTGGTAAACAAAATGTTTATTATTTGCATGAGAAAAGGATTAAAGCTGGTAATGGAAAACCCTTATTCAGAAGAGCATTTTTTAAGACGATATTGGTGCTATTCCCCAGCGGTAATTGACAGAGATAGAAGAGATAATGGAGATTACTTTAAAAAGCCTACACAGTATTGGTTTCTGAATTGTGAGCCACAGAACAATCTTATTTTTGAGCCAATTAGTTATAACGCTATCGAATGTAAGGACGCTATAAAAACAATGGCAAAAGAGCATTACGTAAAAACAGGGGCAGATAATACGAAAACAGCAAGGTCAATGATACACCCACAGTACGCAGATAGATTTATCAGGCAATATATTCTTGATGAAGAAATATGGAGAGGTAAATAATGAAAGACAAAACAAAGCAGGAAATACAGATTTTACTTGACCTACTCAAAGGCAGTCTTACAAGAAATGGTGTAAGTATGGCAACCGACAATAGTGGCAACTTGATGTTCTTTGATACAACAGCTTACACCAAGAGTAAAGGCAAGGAATTTGACGGATTTAGAGTTAATATCAACGATTTAGTGAAGTAACAATGTGACAGAACTTGAAGAGGTAATTATGGCAGGCAATTTTATTAAAATTGACAGAAAGATTTTAAAGTGGGAATGGTGGAGCGATATTAATACATTCAGACTTTTTATGTATATGTTGATAAGTGCCTATTGGAAAGACGGAAATTACAAAGGTAAGATAATTGAAAGAGGGTCTTTCCCCTCTTCAATATCTGAATTATCAAAAGAAACTAATTTGTCTGTAATGGAAATTCGTACCTCGCTAAAACACTTACAATTAACAGGCGAAATAACAAGCAAAGCAACAAACAAATTCACGATATTTACTGTGGTTAACTACAATTTGTATCAAACAGATAACAAGCAAGATAACAAACAAATAACAAGCAACTTAACAAACAATCAACAAACAGATAACATTCTATTAACAAACTCTATATTAAAAGAAAGTAAGAATGAAAGAACAGAAGAAATTAAAGAAGATAAGAATGCAGAAAAAGATATTACTAACGTAATATCCAAAAAGAAAAGTTATTATCCAGATGATGAATTACTTGATGAAGCATTTAACGAGTATGTGACAATGCGTAAGAGAATTAAAAAACCTATATGCACTGACAAGGCATTACGTAGGGCTATGAATACTCTTGAAAAGCTGTCTGGTGGAGATAATGACTTGGCTGTTAAAATTCTTAATCAGTCAGTAGACCATTGCTGGCAAGGATTGTTTGAATTGAAAGAAGATAATTCTAATAAACAACAAGGCAAGAAAAATGTATTTGATGAATGGATGGAGGCAATGAAATGACAAGGGAACAGGTCGGAAAACTTCTGATGACGATACAAGCTTATTATCCTAACTACAATCCACCAGATAAAGAGATTACTCTTAATGCTTGGTATGAAATGTTTGCTGAATATCCAGAAGAATTAGTTTCACAGGCGTTAAGAGCTTGTATTGCAACTAATACTAGCGGTTTTGCACCAGATGTAGGACAGATAATGAGCAAGATACAGACTATATCACAGCCACAGGAACTTGACGGAATGGCAGCTTGGGGGTTAGTCAGCAAAGCGTTACGGAATGGCGCATATGGGGCGGTTGAAGAATTTAACAAGCTACCGCCACTTGTAAAACAGGCGGTTGGTATGCCAGACAACCTTAAAAACTGGGCTACATCAGATTATCAGACGATTGAAACAGTAATACAATCGAATTTTCTAAGAACTTACGAAACGGTTGTTAAGCGTGCGAATGAAATAAATCGTATGCCAGACAATATCAAATCACTTATCGAAAAGACGAATGCAAATTCGTATAAGGCTCAAATCGAGCAAAAATTCCAAAGAGGTATAAATACACTTAATAATAAAAATAGCAACCTTATCGGTCAAAAAGAAGATTTAGAGGGCTATATTGAAGCACCTAAAGAGGTACAAGATAGAATTGACAGAATGAGAGGTTGATTTTTAGTGGAAACAACGCCAATTAGTCCACAGAAGAAATTGTATAATTACCGCCGAGAAAATGGATTGTGTCCTAAATGTGGCAAGCCACTTGATAGAAAAGGCTTTTATTGTGAAGAATGTAGGGAGAAACAAACGGCTTACAGCAGAGAAACTAGAGAACTTTGCAGGCAGTTTAAAATTTGCCCGGAATGCCGCAAAAATAAACTTGTAGGTGATGAAAATGTCCGGAATGTTTGGCTAACAAAGCTGAATATAGAGCTAATCACCCATTAAGTGATGATAAGCGAAGAAAAAACAACGAAGCATTTAAACAATATTCAAAAAACTTATATGCTGAACGTAGAAAAGCTGGCATATGTGTTAGATGTGGTAAGGCTAAAGCTGTTAAGGGCAAAGCAAAGTGTTTTATATGCCAGAGCAAAGATAATGCTATTCACAGAAAAAGAACTGAAAATAGGCAAAATATAAAGGAATACCGCAAAGAAAATCACTTGTGCTATTACTGTGGAGAACCTATCGACAGGCCGCAAGGGCAATTATGCCAGAAATGCTGGCAGACAGACTACGAAAGGGGTAAAAGCCTTAAAAACGATAATAGCAAGCACTACTGGCGATATGATAATTAATTTTTAAGAAAGCGGTGAACAAATGGAAGAAGAGAAAGATGAAATTATGCAAAGAATACAAGAATTAGAGCACTCAATACATATCCACACTTTAATTCTGAAAGAAATGCAAAAAGTTTTAGAAGAAAATGTTCAAAACCAAGTTTCAGTACAAAAAATAATAAAGAAAATTGTCAAAATACTTGATAAATAAGGAGTATGTATGAGTAAGTCGGAACAGAAAAAGTTTAAGGAGCAAATGTTACGTGTTCAGATGAATAGAATTAGCAATGAACAGCAGAAAAAGAATTTTGAATCAGCATTAATATTAATTATGTGGGTACTACACGATAAGTTCGGTTTCGGACAGCAGAGATTAACAAAAGTACAGAGAGAACTTAAAACACTTATAGATAACTATAATGACGGATTATTCACAGCAGAGGAGCTTGTTAATCAGTTATACGAAGAAACAGGAATAGAACATATTAAGTTTAAATAAGGAGATTGGCTTATGAAGTTTTCAGAACTGACTAAGCCGGAACTTGATGAGATAATTAAAAATGCCAATTTTACAGAAGAAGAATTGAGAATATTCAAGTTACTATCACAAGGCAGAAGCATTACAGAAATTGCTATGCGGCTGTCCGTGTGTGATAGAACAGTCAATCGCAAGATAAACAAAATTAAAAAGAAAATAAGTAAGTTGGAGGTTATAAATGATTAGGGTTACTCAAAATGGCGAAGACGTAAAAACAGAAAACATAACTCTTTCAGACAGCTTACTAAAGATAATTGCAGAGATAATTGACAACAAGTAAATATGTGTTACAATGTGTCGCATGATGTGATAAATGCGGCACATTTTTTATAAAGGAGAAAAATATGGAATGTGTTGCTTACATGAGAGTATCCACTGAAAAACAGGCTGTTGAGGGCAACGGACTTGATAGCCAGAAAAGGGATATTGAAAACTATTGCAGAAAAAATGAGCTTGTGATAACAGATTGGTACATTGATGATGGTTATACCGGTACTAATATGGATAGACCAGAACTTCAAAGGCTTGTGAATGATTGTAGCCGTAAAAGAATAAGTTGTGTTGTAGCCTTTAAGCTTGACAGATTATCAAGAAATATGATTGATGGGATATATCTTATCGAGAAAGTATTTCAAAAGCATAATGTCATGTTTAAATGTGTTCACGATAGTGTGAATTATGACAGCCCTATGGAACAGGCTTACACACAGATGATGGCTGTATTTGCACAGCTTGACAAAAATACCATGATGTTAAGAATGCGCGGCGGTATGCTTGAGCGAGTTAAGCAAGGTTACTGGTTCGGCGGTGGCAACTTGCCTTATTGTTATTCCTACAGCAAGGAACAAGGCATATTAATACCTATTCCAGAACATGCGGAACAGGCAAGAAAAGGTCTTGAATTGTTTATATCCGGCTATTCAGATGCGAAAATTAAAGAAATTTGTGGTTTTAGATCAGAACTAGTTACTAGAAGTATCTTGACCAGTGTTGTTAATATTGGGATGATACCTTACAAAGGTAAAACATATCAAGGAAAACATGAAGCTATTTTTGATAAAGATAGATTTGAACTTGGATTAGAACTAAGAAAATCAAGGTGTTCAGCAAAAACTTACTGTATAACTGAACCCAATTTATTAACTGGATTATGTTATTGTGGCATTTGCGGCTGCAAAATGCGTTATCAAAAATGGGGTAGTGAAAAGCACAAGATTTATTGCTGTTCAAGAAATAAATCACTTTCATATCTGCCTAATTATAATGCAAGCTGTAATAATTCGCTTGAATGGGCTGATGAAATAGAAAAGCAAGTAGAAGAGGAAATCCTTAAAATATCGCTTGATTTATCATCTTACAAGCCAAAAGAGAAGGCGACAAAACTTGAAATTATGCAATCACAGCTTGAAAAAGAGCAGATTAAGTTGAAAAGATTATATAATCTATACGCTGATGGAAATGATACTGTCTTGGAAATGATTAAGGAGCTTGAATCGCAGATTAAAGAAATGAAATCAAACATTGCCACCGAAAGCAAAAACGCAATCAATACGCAGAAAAAGGAGTTTGTTTATGAGAACATAAAAAAACTTGCCGACATTTGGGATAAGGTCGACAAGAAACAAAAAAACATGATACTTAAGACTATAATAGATAGGATTGTTATAGTCAATGGAAATATTGAAATACAGTTAAAGAATTTTTAGCAGAAACTTAATGCCATGGGCATGGCATATAGGAAGTGCTAATGCCGTATTTATCACATTTTAATAATTGCATAATTTTAACAATGTCGCTTATATGTCGTACACATGTCTATTATGTGTCGCTATAAGCATCTTTTTTTATGTCAAAATTAAGTCAGAAAGAGAGGTAATGTGAATGTTTTCTGATGAAGTTAGAGAAAAAATCTTAAGCAAAGAAGAATTACAGAAACTTGATTTGGTGACATTATCTCTTGTTATCCACGCAATCGAGGAAGTTTTAGAGGAGGCAGACAATGAACAATCCTTATCAAGCAATGCCTATCATGAATAATTCTTATATGCAATCTCAAAATCCATATATGGATAGAATGAACTTTTTGCAAAATTATCAGCAGAGCTTACAGCAGCCAGTGGCAGGGACACAAATGTCCTTAGCAAATCAACAGGTTATGCCCCAGCAGATAGCAGGCATTAACGGAAGAATAGTACAGACAGTTGAAAATATTAATGCAAATGAAGTGCCTATGGATGGCTCAATGGCATTTTTCCCAAAACAGGATATGTCGGAGATTTATGTCAAGGGTTGGAATGCTAACGGAACTATTAATACGATTGTGTATAAGCCTTATACAGAACCAGGTGGAAGCAATGCTGGCAATCCGACAGCCGACATAGAAAATGCTAAATTTACCCTATCAGACGAAAGCACACAGCTATTCTTAAATAAGTTTGAAGAGTTATCAGAGAAGATAGGACAGTTAGAAGATAGATTTGACAAATCTTTGGGACCGCAGAGAAAAACTTCAAAAACTCAAAGCAAAGGCGGTGATGAAGAATGAACCAGCAGTTAATTCAAGCTATAAATCAGCTTAAGTCAATTCGGAATCCACAGCAAATGGCTATGAATTGCTTGCAACAGTCGGCTAAACAAGGAAATCCTATGGCAAAAAACTTACTTAATCAGATAAACAGTGGAAACACACAAGGTGCAGAACAAATTTTAAGTAATTTTATGAATACGCAAGGAATAAACCTTAATGATATTAAGGGAATGATGAATTAGGACATTTTGGGTGGTGCGCACATAATGACCGGTTATCCCATTTGTTAATAAAATAAATGGAGGTAAACAAGATGTTTAATTCAAACGGAGTTAGTCTCGCAGACATTGCCGCAGTAACAGGCAATAATCGCAATAACGATGGCATGTGGGGCGATGGTGCATGGTGGATTGTAATTCTCTTAATATTTGGCTGGGGAAACAACGGCTGGGGCGGTTTCGGCGGAAATGGCAACGGCGCAGGCTACACAGACGCGGCTATTCAGAGAGGGTTTGACAATCAGGCAGTTATCAGCAAGTTAGATGGCATTTCAAACGGCTTATGTGATGGCTTCTATGCTATGAACAATAGCATGCTTACTGGCTTTAATGGTATTAACACAAATATCATGCAGACAGGCTATGGCATCCAGCAGGCTATTAACGCTGATACAGTCGCTAATATGCAGAATACCAATGCTTTACAGGCACAGCTCGCTAACTGCTGCTGCGAGACGAGAGAAGCCATCCAAGGTGTAAATTACAACATGGCTACTAACACTTGTGCTTTACAGAACACGATGAACAATAATACAAGAGATATTATTGACAGCCAGAATGCAGGCTTTAGAAGCATATTAGACTACTTATGTCAGGACAAGATAGCAACACTTACAGCAGAGAACAATGATTTACGCAGAGCCGCTTCACAGGATAGACAGAACGCACTTCTTACAACTCAGATGGCAGCTCAGACACAGCAGATTATCAACTCTGTAAATCCTACGGCTATTCCAGCTTATGTTGTGCCTAATCCTAATGCTTATGCTTATGGATGTGGTTGCAATACAGGATGTAGCTGCTAAAAGTAGCAGCTACACAAAATGAATAATTGAGTATCTTAATTGAGTTTAACTCGATTATGTCTGCTAAGCAGTATTACTTATAATCAAAGGGCAGGCTATAATGTTTGCCCTTATTTTTATGAAAGAGAGGTAAAAATAATGGAAATAACAGGAATTGCATTACAAACAGTTGCCGCCGGAGAAGATGTTGCATTTACAGAAACACCGGTATGCGGTAGCAAATGTATAGTCCACAGACAGGGAAGCGGAATTATCAAGTTAAGAGGTATCACAAATCAGTGTAAGGCTAGATTTTTAGTATCTTATAGTGGAAATATTCAGATACCTACAGGCGGTACAGTTGGAGCTATCTCACTTGCCATTGCGGTTGATGGAGAGCCTTTACAGTCAACACGAATGATTGTAACACCAGCCGCAGTTGAGAATTTCTTTAACGTATCAGCACAGGCATACGTTGATGTGCCTTGTGGCTGTTGCAGTACAGTAGCGGTGCAGAATACATCTACACAGGCTATTGAAGTTCAGAATAGTAATTTGATTGCAGTAAGGGAGGCTTGACGTTATGCATATTGAAAGAATACACAAAATGGTTGAGTGCCTTACCGAAAAGACACTATCTGAACTTGATAAGGGCATTGAAAATGTAAATGTTGAGGAAATGTCAGAAGCTGTGGATATGATTAAGGATTTATGTGAAGCTGAATATCGTGCAGTTATCGTTAAGTCTATGAAAAAGGCTGATGAAGAGGAAGAAGAGTACGACAAAGAGCTCCTAAGAAGCCTTAAGACGGAATATGGCGAAGAAAATGGCAGGAGATTTTACGACCACTACCGCTATGCTAACGGCAGATTTGCTCCAAAAGGCAAAGGAACATACCGCAGAGGATATGAAGAACCACCTTATATGCACATGTACCCAGAATCAGAGCATATGAGGGATATGGATAGAGATTATGGCAAGATGTACTATACAGAGCCAATGTCTGAAAGTAATTACGACAGAGCAAAGAGAAACTACACAGAGACTAAGGAAATGCACAAGAATAACACACCAGAGGATAAAGAACATAAGATGAAGTCGCTTGACAGCTATACTAAGGAACTTGCAAGCGATATTACAAGCATGGTGGCTGATATGTCAGCAGAAGAAAAGAACTTGCTTAGAACAAAGTTAAGTACTCTTGTATCTAAGATATGATTTTAAGGGCTATGAGTAGCAATATTCATAGCCTGTTTTGCACATTGATAACTGAATATTGGCTAGTGAAAAATAATTATAACTTTTGCTTGACAGCTATACGTCATTGACGTATAATACAATCAAGAAATAAAGAAAGAGCTTGAATATCAAGCAAAGGTGAATATTATGAGAAAAGAAGAATTAAAAAACATAAAGAGAGTAAGATTTAATGATTACTCAAACTACGACCCAGAAAAATGTAACGATGGCGGTAGTTACGGCTTTTGGACTGATTATAGCTGCCTTGAAAATGGCAGCTGGGAAATCAGTTACGGAACAACGGCAGATATGGAGTTTTGCCCTTGCTGTGGCAGTTTTGACGATCACTACGACTATGACGAAGAAGAGTATAGTTGTGGTGATTTTGAAACAGTCACTACTGATGAGCTGTTAGAAAAGATCAACAGTTTTGAAGAAAAGGATGGTGAGTATATTGAGTTTAAATAACTCACCAATAAAAGAATTAAGGAAACAAACCGAAATGTCGCAACAGCAGTTTGCTAATTATTTTGGACTTCCATTAAGAACTTTGCAAGGTTGGGAACAGGATAGAAGAAAGCCACCAGATTATCTTGTAGAGTTGCTAAAAAGAATATGGGAATTAGAACACGCTAGGAGGTTAAAATGAAAAGACAGAAAATAGGAACTTTTGACAATCTCAAAAACGGGGATTTGATAATTAGCCCCATTGACAATGAGGTTACTCAATTTTATATAGATAAAGATGGATTAAAGTATTTATCTGGTAAAACTTCGCTGTTTGCCATCTTTCAGTTTGATGCAAACGATTTCTATTATTATGATGGAAAAAAGAAATGCGGAGAAGTAGATAATTGCTACTTTTGCTAATAAAAAGCCACTAGCTGATATTCAGTTGGTGGTTTTTATTATGTATAGAAAAGGAGCATACAGATGATTTTTAGCATTAATGGTACAATGTGGCAAGTACAATATAAAAATTCAAATTCAGGCGAATTAAAGCGGTCAGACAATGTTTCTGTGCTAGGTGTAACTGATAGAAATACACATACAATTTATCTATCAAATGCCTTGCGTGGATTTATGCAACGCAAAGTACTGATACACGAAGTATGCCACGCAATCTGTATGTCTTATGATGTGTATTTGCCTATCGAACAGGAAGAGATATTGTGTGATTTTGTGGCAACTTATGGTGATGAAGTATTTGATATTGTCGATATGGTACTTGGGGCAGTTAGGAGAGTGGGATGATGAGTATTGATGAGCTGTTAAAGATAATTCAAAAGACTAATCCGACTATGACTAAGGAGCTATTGATATATGAGCTTAGTCAATGCCGATATTCAAGTAAAGCATTAATCTATACAGAAAGTTGCTGTATTGACAATAATATCTAAAAATGCTATTATTTAATAGATGTAAACAATAGATAACTATTATATCATTTTACCTTAATAGAACCATAGTGGAAAGTTGCATTGATACATTTTTTGTATAGGTGCAACTTATTTTATTTTGGAGGTTTTATTATGAGAGTTATAAGGTTAAAAATGTATCAAGAAATGGCTAGATTTAACAATCCATCAGCACCAAGAGGTGCGGATTGCTATCCTTTACCGCCGTTCAGCACAGTTAATGGATTCATTCATTCGATGTGTCAATGGAAAAAGTATCATAAATTAGATTATTTTGTTACTGGCAAGGGTGTTTACAACACTAAAACGCAGAAAGAATGGCATGGTGGCAAGCGTTTTAACAAAGTTAGTGATGAAATGCTTAAGCGTTGGGATGTTATAACAGATTATGCAGACGGAAGCCACACCGGATGGGTTAATACAGTTAAATATCATCTAATGCTAGTTGATTTACATACAACTATATACATCAAAGCTGATGATAGTGACATAGATGATATATACCGTGCGTTACTAAACCCACCGGTATATCCATCATTGGGTGAATATGGTGATTTATGCAAAATTGAAGCAGTAGATATTGTAGAACTTAAGGAGCTTGACAAACCTATATCAGCTCCATTAGATACGCAATCTTATATTCCTGTTAATAAAGGCAATTTCGCAGGAACTATATATAGAATTAATAACAAATATGAAATTATCAAAGGTCTTAGGCGATTCCAGAAAGTTCCTTGTTACTTAGTGGATAAAGGACAGGAAGTTGTTAGTAATCTTTTTGATGATGATAAACCGATTATTTTTATAGATTAATTTAAACCCCACGGAATATAATGCAACTTTTTTGATACCTCCGTGGGGTTCTCTTTTATATTCGCAATTTCGATTTTGACAATTTTCAAAATTTGGTTCAGATTTCGTTCAAATCCTACTTAAAAAATTGAAAAAATTTTCCTACAAAAATATAATGCAAAAATTTTGATACCCCCGTCATATGCAATTTTGAAATTCAAAAATCGGTTATACAGAATTTCAATTTTTGCTCCCGATTTTGTTCAGATTTACCCTTAAAAATTGATGAAAAACTTTAGAGCTTTAACAAGGCAAAGTACAGCGAACAAAGCTCAGCCTATATTATATATTGCTTTTTAACGCGGTTGTGGCTGTCTTTTCCTTTTTCGTAAGGTTTTATGTAAACCACTTTACCGGTCTTATAATGCCTGAAATGTCCCCGAACTTCCCAGCACCCCACTATGCGATGTATTTTTTTGCTTTTAATTTTTGTTATAAGCTTGCTGTTAACTGTTTTAATTTTAATATTGTTAATTTTAACAGTTTTTGCGGCATTGCTATCTGCTTTTGCTTTGCTGTTGCCGTTTTTCTTTTTGTTCTTCGTGCTTGTGTGCGCTTTTTCTTGTCTTTCAACTTCCTTGATTTCTGGATGCTGCATAATCCAGTTAAGCCAGCACATTACTTTTAAGAACAATTTAAAAGGGTCACACGCTGTTATTATTTCATTTTCTTTGTATTTTTCTATTTCTTCACTTTTTCGCTTCTGTTTCTTATATATTTCTGCGGTTGCGTCATTAAATTCTATACAATCACAGCTTTCAGAATGCAACCCATAGAAAATATAAGGCATTTCACACAGCAAACTGCAATCCCATTTGTACACATTAAAAGCATTATTAAAAATATCCGCATTAATTGTAGCTTTATCATCTTTGAGTTCTGTATCAAACAAGATAAAGCCGTTAAATTCTGGATAATTAACAATCAAAACTCCATTTTTAATAATTGGGATAGGGATAAGCTCTGCACTTTCTTCTACATCCTCTAAAAAATTAATAGTATCTGTAAAATTAACAACAATACTATCTAAATCATCAATTTTTGCGGCTAATTCTTCGCCTTTTTGCTCTTTTAATAATTCTATCTGTTTATCAGTTTTCATTCATCTATCACCTTTTTAAGCAACATTTTATCACGAATACAATAATTTAAAAGTCAATAATAAGTGGGGTATTATGCCCCACTTACACAATTAACATTATTATTTTAAAATTTCTTTAACAGCCCACTCTAAATGATAATCGTAACAAACGACTATTTCTGTAAGTTCTTGCTTTCCTATTTTTGAAGCAATAGCTTGCAAAATTTCGGTGTTATTATCACATTCATCTAAAGAGTTCTTAAATTCTTCTAAATCTTCAAACTCTTCTTGCAGTTTACCGCTCTTGTTGTAAATCTCCACAATTATCCCTTTAATATCTTCATCAAAGCGATATTCTGGGGCGATGGTGCAAACAATTACTTCCGTTTCTATTTCCTCACGCTCTTCTTCATATTCAGCCTTGAGCTGAATATCATCAAGCGTAATTCTGTAAAAATCATACATATAAATTTTACTTTCTTCGGAATAGTTGGGAACATCTATGAGAAGCAGTTCAGTGCTTGCAACCGTAGCCACGCCCTTATCGTCAAGTTGCCATTCATCCCCTACATTTGGGATTTTAAGTACTTCCTCATATTGTTCCTTGTAACGCTTGGCATTAATCTGTATTCTTTCTTCCATGGTTCTCACCTTTTTAACCTCTCTTAATGATTAATTTTAGCATTTTAATAACCAAAATGCAATATTATCCCCTGCGGGAAAAACCGCCGCCGGCATCGGTCCGGCTGGCATTCTCTGCGGCGGTTAGAAAATTATCGCTCCCATGATTTTTTATCTATATCCATTTCAAAAATGGCGTTGTTTTTGGCTTTTTTAAGCTTCTCAAAGCGTTCTATAGCTTGTTTTCGCTCTTTCCCGGTATATTTAATGCTACGTGTCAATTCCTCGTGTCCGTCTGTTAAATTAACATCATAAAATTGTATATAGTAAAAACTTTCTCTTGATAGCGCTTTTCCCGGTACAATTTTATTTTTTGCCGCGTTGGTGCGGTTTTTATGAAATTATAGCGGCTTGTTAGTTCGATCTCGTACGCTTTAAGCTCAAGAATAACTTCCTCTAAGCGTTCTAGATTTTGTTTGGTATGCTCAAAGCTGTTTAAAATATCTTTTTCCGTGTGCAATCTCTCCGGGTGCTGCTCGTAAATTCTAATGACTTTTTCACTCATTCGCTTTTGTGGCTGTCCGTATACCGTGAAAAGCTCATTCATAAGGCGCTCGTGCATAATTTCGCAGGTGTCGCGCTCTGGACACCTGCAACAATTGATTTTACATTCTTTCATCATGCTATTTTTACTCCCTTCAGTGCTTCGGTCGGGTCGTTTTTAAAAATAAAGCTATGTGTAAATTTAGAGTAGTAGCCGCCAATGTCGCGCATCTGCTTGTTAAGATTTATATAAGCGTCGCGGCTTAATGTCTGCAAACACTTTACAAGGAAAATTTTCTCATGCGTCTTTGTGTGTTCACTTTCGGTAACTGTGAACGCTTCGCCACTTGTCTCGATCTGATCCGGTGCGGCTGTTTCTTTTGTTGTTGCCGGGGTAGTGGCTGCGGCTTTGATCCGTGCCGTTTTTGGCACAATCTTCATAATTATAAGAATTTACAAAATCGTCAACATCCTTTATAACTGCGGCTGTAACTTCATTCATGATCTTGAAAAAATTTCCATGTTCGGAAGTAATGCGGTTATATTCGGCTTCAAATTCTGAATCATTCCAGCAATTCAAAGACCAATAGCCGTTGCGGTTTGCTTTTCTAAGGAACTTGCTTTTGTCGTCCTCTGTCAGCTCTTCAAATGACTTGTAAACTTCTATAGGGCTTTCTTTCAATTCAACATGTAATTCTTGGCACATAGACGCGTAAGAAGTGCGAACGCTGAATTTATAAGTTGGATATTTCTCTTTTACATAAGTTCTGACGATCTGTGCAACCTCTTTTAAACTCCTGCTCCAATCGTGGTTGTTACCTTCCCAACCAAAAGAAGTATAAAAGTTGCTTCGTGTGCTCTGGGCTGTCTCTGCTTTTTCTTCCTCGTTTAATGAGTTATCATTGGATGCGCGGTCTTTCCAGATCTTAAACATAACATCATATTCGGCATTGATTTCTTGCATTTTTGCAAGATCGCCGCCGTTGTCCGGGTGGTTTGCTTTCAATAGTTCTTTGTAAGTGCTCTTTAATTCGTTGTAACTCTTTACATTTTTAAAATATTTGCTCATATTGTTTTCCTCGCTTTCTGTGCTTCATTTGATACTTGTATTATATTAAATATAAGGCACAAAAACAATATACAAATTGTACAAATATAAGGCACATAATTTGTATAATATATATAAGGCACAAAATAACACAATGTATATAATAAAGAAGAAAAATATTAATTGACACATAAGGCACAAAATGATATTATAATTATAATAATATTATATGAGGAGATGAAAGCATATGCAGAAATTAAAGACAAGCGAAAGCCAACGAAAAGCCGTATATAAATATGATGATAAGTTTGAGCGCATTAATTGCAGATTTGCAAAAGGTACAAAGGGGCGCATAGAAAAGCTTGGATACAAGAGTGCAAACGACTTTATTAAACTTGCAGTAGCGGAAAAGCTGGAGCATGACGAAAAAATCTTAAAATAAGGCACAAAAAAGCATTGACACATAAGGCACAAAATGATATTATAATTGTACAAATTAAGAAAGGGCAGCCGCAAAGGCTGAAAGGTGGAAAGGATGAAAACAATAAGCATTGACAAGCTCAAAAAAATGAGCTATGAAGATGGAAAAACACTTTTATTAAGTGCTGGATATGTAGCACAGGGGAGCGATGAAAGCCCTTGTTACAGTACAGAAGCCGAAAAAATAATAGATGAGCATTTTTATCTTTATGATGAAGATGATGAACAAATTGATTTAATTAATTACACGATTTTATGTAATTTAAGCGGAGAGCCTAACGATGAACAGGAAATCGAAGTTATAAGAGCATATTGGGAAAGAATAGAGGATTAAGAAAGGTTAAAAGGTGGACGATATGAAAGAGTTTAAAATGTACGATGGCAACATGTTAGAAGTAGGTGAGGAAATCAGATTTGCGGATTTATGGCAAAGTGACGACGGAAATGAGGAAGAGCTTCTTGATTCTGGCTGTTGTTGGGTCGGTGACGATAAGGATGGTATGCCAATGATAGCAGATTTTGAAATCTTGGAGAAAGACGAGGAGAACCTTATAAATTCTCTTGTAAAAGTTACGGATATTCGCTAAAATAGAGACATAATAAACCACAACATAAGATGTATAATCGTTAAAATAGGCGGTTATACATCTTTTTTTTATTTTAAATATAGAAAGCAGGAAAACAATGATGAAAAAAATAGAGTTTAATATCGGTGAAAAGGTTCCCGGCACGTACTGGACAGTATTAGAAAAAGCTCCGAGCAAAAATAATGCAAGCTATTACAAATGCAAGTGCGTTTGTGGAAAAATTAAAGATGTAAATGCTAAAAATTTAAAATACGGCAAAACTAAATCTTGTGGCTGTGTGGCTGCTAAGGAATTAAGCGAAAAATTTAGCGGCGTTGTTAGAAAAGAAAATGACATAGATTTAACAAACAAAGTATTTAGGAAAATTAAAGTAATTAAGCGTATAAGTGGGAAAGGTATTAAAACGATATGGGAATGCGAGTGCTTAAATTGTGGAAAAATTTTTAATACAACTCAGCGAAATCTCACGGCTGGTTTTTGCATTTCTTGTGGATGTGCCAATAGAGAAAACGCAAAGAAAAATATAAATAAATATTTGGGATTAGTAGAAAATACAAATCTTAGCACAATTAATAGCAATAAGCCGGGGAAAGCAAACACTTCCGGAGTTAAGGGTGTAAGCTATCGCAAAACTACAAATAACTACGTGGCGTATATTGGTTTTAAGGGCAAACTAAATATAATAGGCTATTTTAAGACGTTAGAAGAAGCAGCAGCCGCACGAAAGCAGGCAGAGGAGGAATTGTATAAGCCAATTTTAGAAAAATATAACTATAAATCAAACAAAGAAAATTGACTTTAT